TTTTTTTCAAGCAGAAGACGGCATACGAGATGCCAATGTGTGACTGGAGTTCAGACGTGTGCTCTTCCGATCTCATTGAACGCCTGGGAAGACGGCCAGTGTTACAAGGTGGAACTTGAGATCGAACAGATGTCCCCCGGCGAGTTCCGCGTGATCTCCATGAAGCCCGAGGAGGCCGAGCCTGCCGCAGAGGAAGAACCTAACCCCAGCGCCGAGGCCGAAGCGAAGGGCGCAGGCATGGCCAAGTCGTACCCCAACCCGGCGGTTGCGGGGATGATGGAGTAAGGACATGGACCTGGGTGTTAAACCAGAGAAGCCCACCGAAGCCGTGGGTCCGTCTTTGGGGACAAGCGAAGGCCCCAAGATCATGTACCCGTCCTTCTCCATCCCAGAGAAGTTGATGGACGATTTCCTGGAAGCCCATCCAGTCGAGTTCGAGGACGAAGTGACAGCCCGCGTCAAACTTCGTGTCACCGGAATGCGCCAGGAGGACTACGGCTCTGGCATAACGCTCTCCGTGCTGTCCATTGACAACATCAAACCAATTTCCAGCGAGTCCTCAGACAAGAAGGATTACCCAAACCCAGCCGTCCGGCGCATGATGGGCGAGGAAGACAACGAGGAATGAACCCCTGCATGCCCATGCCCTACGCAGTCGCCCCTGTGCCCGGCAGGATCACGGCGGCGCTGCAATTCATTCAGCACGCGCAGTTGGTGATGTGGGGACCGTGCGTCCAAACGCTGGCGGGCGAGGAGTGGAAGGCCAAAGCTGCGGGGCGGAAACTCTCCGAAGTCGAGATGGTGACTTACGAGACGGCGCTGGGCGCGCTCATTGAATACTTCGACTCCAGTGACGACGCGGAGGAACCAGCGCCGACTTCCCCGTCCGCAGTTCCGGGAGGCGACTCGGTGCCGATCAAACCGGCGCTCAATTAAGGCGCCGCGATGCAAGACATCGAGTATTTGAGGTCCAAAGGCGTTTCTTCAGGGGCGTGGAAGAAAATTTTCAGTGCCGAGCCCACCGACTGGCCACCGCGTATCAAAAAGCTGGTGGAGCTACTCAGCAACCGCACGAACGACGGCTTCATGTTGAACCTCCAGGAATGGCGAGCCTACCACGCCATAGACCTGGCCTACGACGCAGATTTCAAGCAGACGACGCCCACGTTCGTCCGGCACCTGCTGTCCCAGGATTTGAAGCCGGAGGCAATGTTGGAGTCGTTGAAAGCGTTCGGTCTTTCCGAAGAAACGCTGTTCATGCGCATCCAGAAGGACGGCAAAGAGTTTCGCGTCTTAAACGAGCCGATCTTCTTTCAAATCTTCGTGCCCATCGTAAAAGCCTACGTCGGCACCCAGTTGAACACGATCTTCAACGAACGGAACACGACGCCGATCCTGCCGTTCCGCCCGTTAAAGGAGACGCCACGCGACCGGGTGCTATGTGAAATCTGGTCCGACTTGGTGAACGAAATCGGCACGTGGTACGGCTACGCGGCCGTAAAACGCCAGGCTATCCACCAGATGTTGAAGTACGGGATCATGTTGGCCTTCCCCCGCGAGGAGTGGCACTACGAGGAACAAATCTACGACCGCGGGGACGGGCCGAAGCGGGAGACCGTCAAGGAAGGATTGCGCTACAACCTCCCGCACCCGACGCGGATGTTCTACGACCTCTCGTATCCGTTGACTTCGTTGAACACGGACACCGGCTGCGAGTTTGCCGGGCATTGGACCGTCAAGAAGTGGGGAGAAATCCTGGACAACCGGATGTATTGGAACCGGCGCAAGATTTTTGCGGGCACCAACTGGTTTGATTCTCCCCTTGCTGGGAATTACTTCCAGGAGGTGTACCCCTGCACGCTCAAGTTCCCCGTCCACAACTGGGGCAACGTGACCAGGGAGGACAAGCAAGCCTGGTACAACACTGCCACGGAGCGGGATATGGCAGTTTTTGTAACGGAGCAATTCATGCGGCTGCGGCCCCGTGACTGGGGCCTGGGCGATTATCCCTACCCGGTCTGGTGCAGGTTTACGCTTGCAGGAGCGGACACGGTGATCTGGGCAGAACCCTCCGCATACACGCCTCCCTGGTTCATGGGCTACGACTACGATGAGAACGCGGGTCGTAACTCATCCCTGGCCTTGGAGTTGATACCGTGGCAGGACCACCTGGGAATGATCCTGTCGCAGATGTTGCTCACCGCGAAACAAAACCTCGCGAACGTAATTTTCTACAACAACCAGGCGGTGGACAAGGCGGACATTGAAAGGATCATCAACTCCGGCGAGAAGATGTACCGGGGCATGAACTTCCTGGGCTTCGACGCGCTTCAGTTTGGAGTGGCCCGGATTGACGTGGATAAAATCTTCCACAACATCCAGTTCAACCGGCAGGACATTTCCCAGTTTTTGCAGATGGTGCCCATGCTGCTCTCAATCATGGAGCGCGTCCTGCGTATCTCCGCGCAGGCGGCTGGTGCCGCAGCCAGCCACCAGCAAAGCAAAGAGGAGATCATCGAAACCGGCAGCGCCACCAGCAACCGCACATTGTTCACGGCGTCCTACGTGGACGAAGGCTTGGACGCCATGCGGAGGCAGAACCATGACGCCGCGTTAACGTACATGGACCCGGACGTGGAGGTGCAAATCTCATCGAACATCCCCGACCTGCAAAAAGTAATCCGCGAGCTTGGCTTCAAGGTGCTGCACGCCGGGCCGCATAAGACGCTCATCAAAGGAAAGAAGAAGGGCATCCGGTTGGAATCCTTTGCGGCGGCGAACACGGGGCCGACCAGCAGCAAGGACGTTCAACTCTCGCAGGTCATTTGGCAGACCGTCGGCGTGATTGCGGGCCAGGAGAAACTCTTTGCCGAAGTGGGCGCTCCGCTCCTTTTGAAGCTGGTGGAACTCGGAATGCACCTGGCCGGCGTGCCCCCAGAGATCCGCCTGGAGGTTGACCCCAACGCCAAGAAAAACGGGGAGGTGCCCGAGAACGTGTTGGAGGCCATCAAACAAGCGCAGCAGATTACGCTGCAAGCCGTCGAGCAGAAGATTGCTGCCCCGGTCGCGCAGAAAGCCATCCAGACCGAGCAGGAGGTTCAGCAACTCCAAGCCGCCATCAAACAACTGGAAGGAATTTATCAGGTGGCCGCCGCGCAGCAGCAGAAGGTGGAGATCGAAAAGACCAAGACCGCCGTTAAGCTACGACTCAAGGCGGCTGAGGCGGAGGCGGCTGAGAAGCGCAAGGACGAAGCGTTAGCGCGGGCAGAGGCCAGGGCCGACGCTCAAGCCGCTGCGAAAATCAAACGCGAAGCCACTGAGAGCCGGGCCAAGGTGGCAATCAAAACCGGCGAGGCCGCGCATGGCGTGGCGCTTGAGGCTGCCAGGGCCGCGTCTGAGCCTGCCGAGACTGAGTAATTTCCGCTTGCGCCATAGCCGGGTTGAGGTATTTCTTCCCACCGGCGCATGAATGGAAAACGATTTCTACCTTTAGAGTGCCCCAAATGCGGCGCTGAAGGAGAAGCCAGAGAGCACACCATCAACGGTCCAGAAGAAGACGCCTTAATGAAAATCATGGGCGTTCCGCCCGACCCGAATTTTCCGATCACCGTCAAACTCTTGTCCTGCCCGAATTGCGGGCTTCGGGAGGTTACCCGCCTATGATCACCCGCCGTTCCTTCTTCAAGTACGCTGCCGCGCTCGTGGCTACGCTCGCGCTTGCCCCGGAGATTGCGTTTGGAAGGAAGCTGGAACTGCCCTCTGCCATCGGCTCGCAATGGTCGGCGGTCCAGCAAACTCAATTCGTCCGCTGGTTCTTCTTTGGCGAGCCAAAGCCCGAATGGAATGTGTACGATCGCGCAATGCTCGAATCCCTCCCGCCGCACGACCAGCTTGAGGACCAACTCACCCAGATGCTACTGGTGGCCAAACAGAATTACGCCAACGGACTGGTGAAATGGCCATGATCGAATACAAGCCAGCGCCGTTAGCCCAAGAGCAGGAGCTTGCGCTCAGAAGATGGCTTGACCGAGGTGAGTGCAGTACCCTCGAAATGGTCGTGGAGTCTCGAGCACGATCGCTCCAAATTGACGCCCTGAACGAATCCCGCAAAGCCGCCGATCCAAATGGTGCTTTGTACCTGGACAAAGCCAACGCGCAGCTTCAAAAGGCAAATCGGTACGCCACCTTCTTGGCCGTGCTGAACGAAATCAAAACGCACACCGAGGCGTTTACCGTAGTGAGGATTACATGAGCGCACCTGTTACCGGCACAAAGCCCGAGGCCACTTACTGCGTGGCTGCCCCGCTGCCGCTGAGCCTGAAAGACAAGCTGCGGCACCGACTATTTCCGACTCGCTGGTGTTCTATCCCAGACCCAGAGCCTACCTGGAAAGATGTAATCACCTGTAAAATCGGTGTCTGTCTTTCCTGGCCGGACATGCTCCGGTTGCTGTTCAGCCGCAGGCTCATCGCGGAGTGCCACATTGCGACCGAAAATGAAGTCGGACAGACCAAGACGGCCACAACCGCATACGTCCTCCCGCCACAGCTTCTGGATAGCGCAAGATTCACTTCAAATATCGTCCACCAAAAGTAATCCTATGCCCGCCCCCGTAAAAGACCCCAAGACCGGACAATTTGTCGCCGCCACCGAAACACAGGAGCCGCCGCCAGCGGAAGGCGCTGCCGTTGAAGGAGCGGGAGAAGCCGAAGCCGCAGCCAAGGCCAAGAAAAAGGAGGAGGAGCAGATTGACATGTCCGGCATACGAGCCATGTCAGCCGCCGCGCTCGGTATCAAGGAAGAAGACCTGGGAAAACCTGCCGCCAAGAAAAAGGACGAGAAGAAGGAGAAGGAAGCCGCTGCCGCTGCAAAGGCTGCTGCTGCCAAGAAAGCGCCCAAGGCCGCTACGAAGGCAACCCCGGCTGCCGCGCCGAGCGCCGAGGAGATCGGCAAGGCCGTTGCTGCCGCGATCAAGCCCGCAGAGAAAGACACCAAAAAGGACGAAGCACCAGACCCGGACAAAGACCTCCCCGCCGGAGAACGCAAAAAGCTTTCGGTCATGCGGGAGATGGCTGCGTTGCACCCCGAACTGTACAAAGACCTGGACGCTCGTTACCGCGCCGGCCAGAAGAAGCTGGCCGAGTACGTCGCGGAATGGAAAAAAGCCAACCCGCGCAAGGAGTTCAACGCCGACGAAAAGGACGAGGACGGCAACGGCATCCACGACGAGTTCTTTGACGCCAATGACGTGGACTATGAGGATGACCATTTTGAGGAGGCCAAGGAATCGTTGCTGGTAAAGAAAGCCAAGGAGGAGGCGAAGAAGGAGCTGGAGGCTTCCCACAAGCCGGACCCCGAGGTTGAGGCGTTGAAGGTCGAGAAAAAGCTGCGCGAGCACGCGCCCAAGATCATGGAGCACCAGAACCAGGCAGCCACGTCCTTCTGGAATAAGGCCGGGGAGGAGTACGAAGGGTTCCTGGACGAGAAAGGCCAGGTCAACCAGGAGAAAGCCAAAGAGTTAATGGCGGCCAACCCGGAAGCCACGGGGCTGATGGTAAAGTTCGCGCAGACGTTGGACCACGAGATTGAGCAGTTGTACCAGGTCATGCACGGCTTGGCGCAGTTCGACAAGGAGAACCCGGCGCACGTAGCGATAGGAAGGTTCGCGCACACGATGGAGCAGGGCCTCCTGCAAAAGCCCGAGGAAGAACGTCTCAACGAGGAAGGCAAAGCGTTCATGGCCGCCGCGGACTACTACAAGCTGCCCGCCGAAAAACGCGCCGACTATTGGACTTACTCGTTGCAGGACATCGCTGCCATGCGTGCCGCCGCGCTGGCTAAACACGCTAAAAAACTCATTGCTGATGACGAAGCCGCCTTCAAAAAACGGGCAGAACGCCTCAAACTGGTAGAGGCACCCGTCCAAAACAACGGGGAGTCGAAGGAGGAGGAAGTTGAAGAAGAAGTAGAGCCGACGCGTGGGAAACCCAAATCTCCGTCCTCCTCGCCGGAGTCAAAGTTGGCAGCTACGAAGGGAAAACGCGGCGACGGTGAGAAAGACCCACTCGCGACTTTCGGCGAACGCTACCTTAGCTGAGGCTTTTTCGTAGCGGAGCAGTGCGCTCCGTCGAACGAAAAAGCTTATGGCCCTTACAGCAACCAGTTTCTCGAAATGTGCTCCTTCGCTGAGCACGAACATCAAGCAGTGCGGCACAGTGACGCTGTGCAACGCCAAGCCGGTCACCGCCTTCGAGTTGACCTCCATCTACATGAAAAGCGCGGATTACCGCGTCATGGAGGCGTTGTTCCATCACGACATGGAGATCAAGCAGTGCGAGGCTGTCCAGAACGGCCTGTACGATTTCCTGATGGCCAACAAGGTCAACCTGTCCAAAACCATTTCCACGCGCCGCCGCAACTCCGGGTTGCTCGAAATCGCCCCCTTCGTCCTCGCCCGCCAGTACTCTCCGATCAATAACGCTTACTGGTTGATCTCCTCGGGCCAGAGCAGCGGCTCCAACTGGTCGGTCAAGGTCACTAGTTCGACGAATATCCCCTTTGACTGCCGTTCCTTCCCTGCCGGTATGCGGGTGTACATTGACGGCAAATCCTCGGGCGGCTCCTCCACCAAGACCGCGTGGAAGGTTATCTCCTGCGCGGACAACGGCGACAACACTGGGACCGTGGTACTGCAATCGCAGAACACCGGCTCCCACCTGGACCCGGACAAGCTGGGCAGCCCGGTCACCGGCATCCTTCGCCGGGGCACCCCGAACGTCTCCGACTACGAGAAGTTTTGCGCGGAGCAGCCGGGTTATCTCAACTGGAAGGATGTGCCCTTCTGGTTTGAGACCACCCGTACCTCCATGTGCAGATCGTCCCTGTACGACAAATGGCGCAAGCTGCTCCTGGAGGACAACATCCTCTACCGCGAATACGGCGACCTGGACGACATCCAGAAAAACAAACAGCTTGCGGCGGACTGGCAGCGCCGTCTCGTGGACTCCATGTTCTGGGGTAAGCCGCTCCCGTTCCAGAATGCCGCCGAGTACGATCAGTTGGACGAAATCACCAGTTTCGACCCCGCCTCGGTCGGTTTGACCGGCCTGGGTGTGGACGGCGGCAAGTGCGTCGGCAAACGAGCCAACGCCATCGGCATCTACGAGCAAATGGCCGAGTGCGGCCGCATCGTGGACCTGCAAGGCGGCCAGTTGAACCTGCCCGCGTTGTTCAAAGCGCTCTACAACATGATGCGCGTCAGGGAGGGAGCCAACTCCCGCAACCCTCGCATGTTCGACCTGTTCACGGACTCCGTGACCGCCGAGTTGATCAACCAGGCGATGATCAAGTACTACAACTCGAAGTCTGACAACACCCTTCGTTTGACCAAATCGGTGGACCGGATCATGAAGAAGGCCGAGTTCGGCTTCATCTACGAGACCTACGAGCTTTTCTGGCCGCGCGTCACGTTGAACGTGGTAACGCATTACTACTTCGATGATTGGTTGACCGCCGCCGCCGCCGCCAGCCAGGAGGACACCGCCCGCGTGGCCTGGGTGCTGGACTTCGCCGGCATCTATCCGGGCATCGTTGCCTCCAAGAAACGCACGTTCAAAACCGGCGACTTGGAAACCCTCGCTCGGATCAACCCGGATTACGCCTGCGTCATGGAGGTTAACACGCAGGAGCAGTCGCTCATGTCGGTGTGCTGGACGATGGTGGTCGAATGCCCGATGGCCAACCTGATCATCGAGAACTTCAACTCCGACGTGCCCGAACACGCCACGCTGGTTGGAGTTTATCCGCCGGTCACGAGCACAACGACTACGACTACGCCGACCATCTATATCGGGTGACGGCTGAACGATTTGCCGGAGGACTCGCCGGAAACTGGTTGTATTCGCGCCGGATCGCCAGAATGAGAACGATACTCCGGCAGTTGACGTAACTGGCGCGGGGAGTTAAACCTTCCCGCGCCTTTTGATTATATGAAAGTTTTCTTTGGGAAAGAGCTCCTGAGCAACGCCTTTCTGGTAGGTGGTGCTCCCGTCCCCTTCGAGCAGCTTGCAGGCAACGCTGGCGTCATCGAACTCGACACCGACAAGGACAAGGCGCTGGTGGACGCGTTGAACGTAGCCGCCGCCAAAGGACGAGGCGGAATCGTCAAACTCTCCGAGGAAGGCTACAACGCAAAAAAAAAGTTAGCGCCGCTATCGGTCTCGCCCAGGCACTCAGGCAGAAGGGACGAGACGCTGCGTATTCTGCCGCGCGATCTGTCGCCGTTTCGGGCTGCCGAAGCTGCTGAACAGCCCAAACTGCGGGACGACGGCCCCACCCTGGAGGAATGGGTGGCTGCCGGTTACCAAGCCGCTGCGTACCCACCGCGAGGCTACGCTCCCAGGACTGCTTCCAAACCGCCCACTTTGGTGCCTGAGCCAACCCCGGCACCTGCCCAAGCCAACGGTGCCGAGTCGGCTTCTCCATCCTCCGATTCGGCGCCCGCGGCTGCGTTCAAGCCTGCAACGAGGCGGGTGAAGAAGGACGCCCCGGCAGAACCAACCGCGCCGCCTGGGGCAACGTAATCGTGTGTTTACTCTGGGCAACCTCAAGTCCGCGATCCGCCAGCAGCTTTGGCCGGCAGGACGCGCGAAAAATCTTGAAGCTGCCCACGACCAAGCCTTCATTGACGCCTTAATTGACCTACAAACATGGGTTCCTTGCCTGCGGGTCAACAACCATACGTTGGTGCCGCAGTGTGCCACGTTCTACAATTGCGGGCTTACCGTGTTCGACGCGCCTCGCGGATCCAACCTTCGGCTCTCGGTCATTGATAAAATCAACCCAACCACGCACGCGGAGGACGCGACCGCGCCGGACGACTGGTGTTCGGAGATTCCGTACACGCAGGTAGATGCCTGCCACGTAAAGGCGTACCTGGCGAGAAGCGCCTCCTGCGGTTGCTGCCTGCCCATCGCCGCGTTCTTCGCGCTGGACCCGTTGCTGTGCGCCAAGGCCGCCTTCCCGGTTCCGACCGACGAAGGACTGCCGCCAGGGCTTCCTTTGCTGCCGCTGGGATTCCATTACCCGCAGTTTTCCACCGACCGCAAGAACGGCAGGGCTGGAGCCGGTGTCTGGGCGCAGGAAACCGGAAAGGTGTTCATCGCACCGTGGATTCAAACCACGGAGACCGTCGTTCTCAAATGGGAGGGGATCAAACGCACTTGGTCCGACGCCGATCCCATTGACGATGACCCGTTGTTGTTGCAAGCCGTCAAGGAGTATGTCCGCTGGGACCATGCCGACAAATGGGACAAGGACGAAGCCGAAGCTGCGCGCGCATTGATTGCTTACGCGGGCGGACCTGGCGTGGTTGGCGCTCGCGAAAAACTGGTTCACCAATGCCGGGAGGAGACGCGGGTGCGTGGTTGCGAACCATCCCATGCACGTTCCGCGACCATCACGAACCTTTTCTTCAACGATCAACAATCCGCTACTGCCGAGTGCGCCCAGGGCACGGTGGGCGATCCCAAGACCGTAACCATCCCCTCCGGTACGGTTGGCTCCGCGATTTCAAAGGCCGACGCGAACCAGAAAGCCCGCGACCAGGCACAGACGCAGGCCACGGCCATGCTGGTCTGTGTAACCGCGCCGGTTACGTATCTCAACGAAGCGCAGACGGCGATTGCTTCCTGTCAGGGCGAGGCCGGAGCGCCGCCGCCGGATGGAAACCCGATTACGGTCACGGTAGCCGCAGGGACAGTTTCGTCCACCGTGTCGCAGGCGGACGCGAATGCGAAGGCTCTGGCCCAAGCGCAGGCTGCCGCAGACGCACAGCTTGTATGCACCTTCTGGAACAAAGCGCAGACGTACACAGCCTCCTGTCCTTCCCCAAGCACAGGGACCGACGTTACCGTTACGATCCCCGCGCACACCTACAGTTCCATGCTTTCGCAGGCCGACGCGGACACGCAGGCGGCCAATGCAGCGAAGGCTCAGGCAGAGGGAGCCTTGGTCTGCTCTGGCGGCGGCACGGTGTACTATAACACACCACAAAGCCGGGGAGACAAAGCCTGTGGCGCCGTGCAGAACGGAATGCTTACATACCTGGTGAACGTTACAGTGAACGTAGCAGCAAATGCATTTACCTCCGTCATCTCGCAGGCAGACGCTAACCAGCAGGCGATCAACTACGCGCAGCAGCGGGCGCATGACGAGGCCCAGAAGCGTTGCCATGACGGGCAGTTTGGGACGTTCGTAATAAACTATCCCTGATGAACTTCGGGAACATCGCCACCAATGACTGCGTAAATGTGGTTCCACCGCCGGACCCGCGTTGCCAAGATGACGCCTTCAGAATCGCGAATCCCGATCTGTGCCCCACCGCCCCCATGCTCATCATCAAGCCCGCCGTGGCGCTGGCCTGTCCGCTTGGGTCTGTGCAGTTCCGCGCCGTCCTCGTATCCCGCGGCCAGGAAACCGACGTTACCTCGCAGAGCATTTTCACGAGCGGCGATCCGAACATAGCCCTCGTCGGGGCTACCTCTGGTAACGCGACCGGGCTGTCGCAGGGCGAAACGCAGATTTCGGCTACATACAAAGGTGACGTGGCCAACGCGGAGTTGACCGTCCTGGGCTCGACGTGCTGCGACGAGCGCCATGTGGCCATGATGGTCCTTCTGGACACGAGCCGGAGCATGTCGCTTACGTTCTCCGGGGCGCAGGGAACCAAGTTGAAATTCTCCAAGACCGCCGCCACGCAGTTCATCTCCGAGGTGAACACGAAGAAAGACCTTGTTGGGTTGCTGCATTTCAACGCCGCAGAAGTGACGATTGAAGCTCCGCCCACCAGCGACAAGAACTCCGTCGCTGCGCTCGTTGCTCCCATCCCGCAGACGCAGCAGCAGACTTCGTTCTACGACGCGCTCAAAGAAGGCATCGCGCAGTTAAATTCCGTGACTGTGGGCGAGCGCGTGCTGGTCTTGTTTTCGGACGGCGAGGACACCACGCCTTCCTACTCCGACCAGAACAACCCCATTGCCTTGCTGGACGATTTCAAGTCGCAGGGCGGCATCGTGATTTGCTTTGGCCTGCGCGCGCAGGGAAAGGGGTTCAACTTCTTAGAGGCTTTGACGACCGGGGGATTCTTCATCAACGCCCTGCCGAGCAACGCGGACGAAGCCCTTGGTTGGCTGTCGGGATTGAAAGGCTACATCTGCGCCGGGAACTGCACGCCAGAAGGAGATGTCATGGTGGCGCAAGGGGCGCTGCGTTACAACGCCTTCCTGAACTGGGATTGCGTTGGCGGCACCAGCTGGTTCAACCTCCTGGGGAACGGCTTTTTTGATTTCCTGCCCGGGAACGGGTTGTACGTCGAACTATGGGACCTGCCATTCCTAACTCAGCCGGACAACACCTCCCTGACGTTAAAGAACCCCATCAGCCTCAAATCCGGGCACACGTACCGGCTCACGGCCAAGCTGGCGGGCGGGCAGTTCATCCCGCCAAATCTGGTTTTGCAGACCGCGCTGCGCGTGTTCTACCTGAGCGGTGGAAACCCGGTTTACCTGCTGAACCAGTCGGTGACGCTGCCCTCCGCATCCCCGTTGACCGACTACGCCTTCTCCTTCACCGCACCGATGGACGCGGACGTTTACATCTCCATCCAGCAGATTACCCGCGGCGGCATCAGCTTCCTCGATCAAATCAAATTTGAAGACACGACGGACCTGATTACGCTCTTCCTGGATGACTTTGACGCTGAGAACGTGCAATACGTGCCGCCGCGCTGCGGCCCCGGAAGAACGTTCTTGGGTTACGGCTACGCTTACGGCTACAACTGCGACGGCTACGGCTGCTTAGAGGAACCGCCGCCGGCGCAGATGCAGGACCCAAACCCGCTCCCAGATATTGAAGCGGGTTTCCAGCCGCCCCGGTTGTACAAGAGTACCAAAACCGCCTGCGCTTCCTGCGGAGCCTCCCAGGTTAACGCACCCACAACGCAGCTTACGCCGGCGAGTGACGGGGTTGTCGGCTCCACGTACACGGCGATCTTTGACGCCGCAACGCTCGTGGGGGGTTACTCCTTAAAGTCCGACCAAGCGGGCGCCGTGGCCTCATGGGACTTCGACGGCTCCGAAGACGGCATGACGTGGGACACCTTGAACTCGCACCAGGCGATTAACTTTTACGACGGGGAGACGAAGTTGTTCCTCGTCGCTGGCGCAACCAAGTACACATACTTCCGCTTTACGGCGTTCGCGGCTCCCATCTCAGAGATCAAGCTCCTGGCCCCGGCTCCCGCCCAGATATGCGCCACTGCGTCCGCTGAAAGCGAAGTGTCGCAAGCTGACGCGGATAACCAGGCGGTTGCCGCCGCCCTTGCCATTGCACAGCCACAGTTAAGCTGCCGTCAGCAGTTTTCGTCCACGCAGCAGTACACCGCCACTTGTCCGGTTGGTTCATTCGGGCAGAGCGTGACGAAATCGGCCACAGTAACGAGCTTAAACTCGCAGGGCGAGGCTGACGCGGAGGCGCTTGCCATTGCGAAGGCTGACGCGGAGGCTGCGCTGGACTGCACCGGCAGCAACAACACGCAGGACATCGTTATCAACGACCGCACCGGCGCACAGCCCGCACCGGCGACGCCGTTTCCATCCGTGCAACACTTCTCCGGCCTTACCGGACTGATAACGAAGGTGGTGGTGAAGATTTATGGCTTAACGCATACGAACCCGGACGACATCATCATGGTCCTCCGTGGGCCGGACGGAACGACCGTGGCCTTGATGGCCAACTGCGGCGGCAGCAACGCGGTATCGAACATTGATATTACGTTCGACGACACGGGCGGCGCTCTGCCTGACAGCGGGTTAATCACGCCAGGAACGTATGCGCCGACCACGTATGGGCCTTACGCGGAATTGCCAGCCCCCGGACCTGCCCGGCCGCATGGCACCACATTGTCGGTGTTCAACGGCCTCGGTCCAAACGGAAGCTGGTCAATTTGGTGTGCGGACGACACGACGCTCAACGACGGGGACATTGCGCTCGGGTACGAGTTGATTATTACGAGCGCGTAATCGTATGGGCGGCTGGTATGGCTTCGATTGCGACGGCACCCTTGCCAAAAACGACGGGCCAGAGTACGAGCGCGGAGAAATCGGCAAGCCCGTGCCGCGTATGATGAAGCTCCTGCGCGACCACTTGGACAAAGGAGACGAGGTTCGCATTGTCACCGCCCGCGCCGACACGCAGGAAGGAATTGATCTGGTCAAGGACTGGCTGGAAGATAATGACCTCCCGCCATTGGAGGTTACGACCGAAAAGGACCACAAGATGATCCGGCTCTACGACGACCGTGCCGTCGGCGTCGTTCCCAATGAAGGAATCCTCCTCACGGAGCCAAAAAAGAAATCTTCAAAGATTCTCAAACGCCGGTTGACAACCGTTTAGCTATCTGCTAAACGTAATGGCGGATGAAAAAGACCGAGCCCGCCAACTCCGATTTTGAGACCGGCCAGGCATTGAAATCGCGCCGGGTTAAGCGCGGCAAGACCCTCAAACACATGGCCTACAAACTCCAAATCAGTTTGGCCTACCTCTCGCAGCTTGAGTCTGGCAAGCGGCGCTGGCGGCACAGCATGGTGGAGGCGTACGAGCAACTTCTGGCGAAATAAATTATGCCCTGCACCGACGGAGGACCAAGCAGAGAAGATTTGGAGCGTGAGGAACGCTTCCATAACGTAATGACCCGCCTTGCGTGCGACCGCTGCCGGGAGCTTGAGCGGCGCGGCGAGGTCCCGTCTTGGGCTTGCGAGTGGTGGCGAGCGCATAAAGTCAAAGACTTGGAGCGCTTGCAGCAAGACAAAGAGGCCCGAACCGCCGCAAAGATCAGGAAGCAGGCAATTTCAAAGCTGACGGCCAAGGAGCGCGAAGAATTGGGAGTTTGAACCAATGACCACCGTCACCCACCCCTACGGGACCACGCGCAAGGCGACTGTCTTGAAGTCCGACTTGCAGCCTTCCGCCATGTTGTTGGTGGACGAGCTTGGCGAGGGCCACATCCTCATGTACGGCTGCGGCGACATGAAGGCCGAGGCGGGCGACACCGGCACACTCACGTTCACCAAAGGCGGGCCGGCGGGCGGGTATTGGAAGTTCAGAAAGGACGCATGAAGAAGTGGAACCACTACACCTGCCCCGACTGCGGTGGCGTCACCATCGCGTTGCATGAAAACGAAGGCGTGACTCCGTTTACTATCCGCTGTCGTGTCAAGGATGAAACCACTCCACGAGCGCGAGTTGAGGGGTGTTCTGGAATGGCCGAATCCAACTTTTTCACTGGCCCACAGAACGACGACCAAACTCCGCACGTCATTTTCTTCCGGCCCGAACCGATGAAGGCGATTGAGTTCATCAATACCCAACCGGAGAAAGACCGTCCCTGGCTGCTAGAGCATTACGAAAAGGGCGGCTCATTGATGCGCCTGCCAGCACCAGCCACGGCATGAGCCTGCCCCAGATGGGAAGACATTCGTCGAAAGATCAACGAGCGGCACGCCGTCAAAACAAAACTATGAAAAAGCGAATCGTAATTACTAGTGTCTGCGCCTTGGCTCTGCTCTCGGGCTGGACCATCGTCAGCTACAACCGCGCATTCCCAAAGCTCACTTGGTATTGGAGCAAAGACGCGGTTGAGCAGCGTCGGGAGAGGTCCGCGGAGAAGCTCGGACCACCAAAGCAGACAGTCTCAACCAATCAGGCAGTTCTGTGGCCCGGCGGCACGGAGATGACACCACTCGCGGTCAAGGTCCAGAAGCGGGACGGCACGAACTTCCTCGGTGTTTATCTCGGCATGATCGCCGAATGGGACGGCTGGACCAATGAGTTTAATTTTAATGGCGAGCGTAAGCCTGGTCCTCCGTTCCAAGGCGTGATGATGTTCAGTGCGACGAGCGGAGAGCTTTTGAAGTGGATTTCAGCGCAGGATTTCACAAACATTTTCGTTCTCAAAACACAACCGGAGTACCCGCGATGAAACGAGTTTTGCCAAAAGATCAACCGCTGTGCTGTGTAGTCGAAGGCGGAGTTTTGACGATCAGCATTGGCGTGGATACGCTCGCTTTTGCCGACGCGGAGCGCAATGGACTCGACATCATAAATCCGGCTGGATTCGCGGAAGACGTGGCGCGGGAGTTGACGAAAGAAAAAGAGGATGGGTCAACGCCGCTGACCGATCTGCTTGACGAGGCAATGGAGAACGCGGCCAATAACGGAAGCGTCCACCAGGAAATTGAGGTTGAAATCGTAGTGAATGGTAAAAAGGTAAAGGCTGATTCCGGTTTCATCACCTACGAACAGATTGCCGCTCTTGCCAAAAAACGCGCCGACTTTATTTATACCTGCACTTACTGCCACGGTTGGCCGCACGATTACCAAGGGACGCTGAGTCCGGGAGACCGAGTGCGCGTGAAAAAGGGAATGATGTTCGACATAATGGACACTTCAAGGGCATGACCCTCCCGCACATCACCTGCGTCACCGTCACGTACGCGCGCACCGCCCTCTTGGAGCAGGCTATGGGCGCGTTCCTGGCGCAGGACTACGAAGGGCCGAGTGGCCTCATCGTGTACAACACCTTCCCACAACAGTGCCTCTCTGCGTCGAAGCTTTTCACGCCGGAGACAAAGCCGCTCTGGGTAAAATTCCACAACTGCGACACCCGGCCAAAAACTCTTGGAGAGGCACGCAACGCCGCCATCGAGCTTGCGCCTGAAGGCTCGATTATTTTGACACTGGACGACGACGGCCTCATCAGCCCGGGCCACCTCCGCCTCATCGCCCGCGAGTTCAAGCCCGACTTCGATTGGTTGTGGTTCTCCAAAATGTTCGTCATGGAGAAAGGCGCGATACGCAGCATCGCCATCGGTAGCCCGAACACGTTTTGCTTCACCAAGAGGGCGTGGAGTGAAGTCGGTGGATACCCGGGCGTCTCCTGCGGCGAGGACCGCAGCATCATCAGCAAGATCACCGCGAAGTGCCGGGGCGCGCGCGTAAATCTCAGACCGGAGCAGATAACATTTCTCTACGGCTGGAACAACGGCGCGCCCCACATTTCCGGCTACGGATTCGATCAACCCGGCAAGACGACCGGGTACGATCGCATCGCCGCCGACGTGGCCGCGCAGGTCCGCTCCAAGAAGGTGCCGACCGGCAACATCGAACTGAAGGTGAAACCGCTGGATTGCGAACCGATGATCAAAGACTACCTTGGGCGCATGACACAGGTGGAACAGGACGACGTGTGCATCGTTGAATTAGGCAGGCTCGGTGACGTTTGTAACATCCTGCCGGTGGCGCTTCACATTTCACGCTCGTACAAGAAACCCCACTTCATGGTCGCCCGCCAGTTCGCCTCCATCTTGGAAGGAGTTTCCTACGTGACCCCGTTTATTTTTGACGGCAGCAACGAAGAACTCAGGCGCGCAATCATGGTGGCGCAGTCCAGGTTCAAGCACGTCATTGTCTCCCAAATCTGGGCGCCGGACTGGGTGCAGGAGCGCAAGACTTCCAGTTGGAACCGTGAGTCCTGGCGCGTGTCGGGCTTTCAAAACAAGTTCGACGACCCGCGGTGGAAGCCGGTGTTTGACGCCGTGAACGAAGAGCGGGCGCGGGACGTGAAGCTCAAAGCCCTTTCTGGCCGAAAGGAAAACCAGCCGATCTTCGTCGTAAATGTAACGCACAGTCACTCCTCACCGTTCCCGCAAGGCCAGCGCGTGGACGAGGAACTGCGCAGCTTTTTCAAGGACGCCTGGTTCGTGGACGTTGCCACCTTGAAGCTGGACCGAATTTACGACCTGCTGCCCTTGCTGCGAGCCGCCGACGTGGTGGTGACGATTGACACCGCCCTCCTCCACATTGCGGCGGCCACGTCAACTCCGGTAGTGGCGTTGACCAACTCAAAGCCGTGGTTGGGCAGTGACGTGCGTTGCGACCGGCATGTCCGGCTTACTTATCAGGAGGCGGCGGAGGACCCGCGCTGCGTGTGCTTGGCGGTCAACGATATTCGGTTTCGAGGTCCGGCGCAGGCCACCTACGAAGTCATCCAGCCAGCGAAGCCTCCGCAACGCTTCCTGCTGCATTGCTGCGAGCGGCATGAGGAGAACAACCCGCAGGAACGAAAGCGCAAGGAGTACGCCCGGCAGACCTGGGATACGTTATACGCGGATCACGGCGTCATTCCCTGCCACCTGTGGAATTATCCCAGAACGGCGCTCGACATCGGGGACACTAGGGCCTTGCCATACTTGAAGGACGTGCTCTCCTTTGCCATGCAGCAGGCTGGGGAGGACGACATTATTTTCTTCACCAACGACGACAACATGCTGCACCCGGACCTGCCGGGGTTCCTTAAATTCCACGTCTCCGTGTACGGCGCGGTGGCCATGCGCCGGTGCGAGTTTCAACGTCCACCGCCACCCTTAACGCCGCGCGAGCATTGGGTCAGGCTGCATACCAATCACTGCGGTCGTGACCTGTTCGCGTTCCAATGCGGCTGGTTGCGGGAACGGTTTGACAGCATACCGGATTTCATCCTGGGCGCTCCTGAGTGGGATTTCGCCATCAGTTGCTTGATTCGGCAGGGCTTCGGCATAAGAAGCGACTCGGTGAACATCTTCCAACTGCTCTGGCCGGCGGAGTGCGAACTTGGTTACGTGGGCCACGTGATGCACGACGCGACGTGGCAGAGGCCGGGGATCAACTCGTCCGCGCTGGCCAACAAGCACAATCGAAGATTGTTCTCTGAGTGGGCTAAAAGAACCGGGGAGTCCATCCTCTTTGACGAGAACAACACGATCTGCCAGGAGTGGAGCGCCAAATGAATCCCCGCAAGCAACAATTCGACGCCGCCCGCGCCGCCTTCAAGTTTCCAAACTCCTCGCTCTGGCTCTTTGAGGGGCACGACGAGTTGCTGCGCGAGTTACAGGTGAACGGCTGGTGCAAACTGCCCCTGACGCTGCCCAAGCACGTGGTAGCGCAAATCGTTTGGGACGCCTCTCAGCGGGACATGTACAACGCCCATGTGAAGGCCCAGAGCGACGGCATACCCAAACGGCTGCCCGATCTTCGTTCCTCTGCCGCCCACGCCTGCCTGGACACGTCGGACGCGCTGCGAATAAAACCCTTGTTCGACCTCTGCCTGGAGGAACGAATCCTGGCGCTTGCTTCGGCTTACTTTGAGAGCGCGTTGCCGCTGTGTTACTCCATGAACCTCTGGTGGAGCTTCCCGAACAACGCGGCCACGACCACGCAGGGCTTCCACCGCGACCATGACACGTTTCGGTTTCTCTCCTGCTTTGTGTTCCTGAGTCCTACCGGCGGGGAGCGGGGCGGGGAGCACTTATTTGTAAGACACAGTCACGACGAGGACATGGTTGACCAGCATGTTCCGAAACTTGCCTTCTTAAACCGAATTACGCAGGAGCAAGCGCAAAGACATGACTACGCGCTGAACCCGGAGACCATCTCCGGCCAACCCGGAGAAGTTTATCTCGCAGACACTTGGGCCTGGCACAAGGCCGCGCTACCAAAAGCCGACCGCCTTATGGCCTGGTTCCGCTACGCCATCAATAAGCCGGATTCGTTCGGCTGGGACAAGTTGGACCAGGTGCGCAAGCTGAACCCGGAGGGAATGAGCGAAGTCGAGCGGCATGTGCTGCAACTTTTTATATGAGCCTGCCAAAATACACCGTCTTGAGCGGCTATCATCAGCGCACGCCCGCGCAGCAATGGTTCTTCCATATCTGGTGGGAAAACGTCATGCGCTACACCAACCCGGAGCGCGTGATCGTCCTGGGCAGCGGAAGCTCGGTTGTTCCAGATGGAGGCGGCCACTGGATCGTTCTCTCTGGCGACCTAGGCCACTGCGGGCAGGTGCTCTCTGTTGAGAAGCCCTACCACTTCTGCGGCGGCACCTCCTCTGTGCTGGCGCTCCTGATGCTGGCCTACTGCAACGAGACGGATGCGCTATTCAAAGAGCAGGACCTCCTGGCCTTCGGCCCCTACGTCGAAAAGATGTACGAAGAAATTGGGGATCACGGCTGCATCTTCGGCAACTGCCGGCAGATGGGAACCACGCAGTCGTTAATGCTGGTGCGTCACTGGTTCATCCCGGAGTTGGTGCGCATGTACCTGGGCACGGGCCAGGAGAAGCACCCGCAAAATGTGGGCGAATCCAAGTTTCGCCGCTTGGAGGAGGAGTTCCCCGAGAAATTCTGCCGGTACTCGTTCGGCGTAGATCGCGACCGCCCCATTCCGTACGATGACCCCATCTTTTTTTGCCAGAAGATGACCAACGAGGAGTTGCGCGAGTTGGCCAAGCGCGGCCTCATTGATATCACTAACATGCCCGACATTGAAGGCGCGTTCTCTAACCATTGGGCTGGGCCAAAACCATGACCGTCGTTTTTACCAGCATCGTGCAGGGCTACCCCGGCTGCCAGCGATACGCCGGGCTTAACGACGCCATCAAAGCCGCGCGGGCCTTCTCTGGCTGTCCGGTGAGGATCATCACCAACGATCCCGAGTTGAAAGGCCCCGAAGTAATCCGTATTATCAGCGTGTCCATGCCCGTACCCTGCTCCAAAAACGGCAACTTAAACTTTTCCTCCATCGCGCGCTGGTTCCTGCTCTGCGACCAGATGTGGGCGGGCAACATCGAGCCGCCGGTGTTCACACCAGACTGGGACGTGCTCATCTTTTCGGACTTGAGGGAAGCCTGCGCTCCGTTTTTGAAGTATGACTTCGCCTCCTGCTTCTTTGAGAACGGCAGAATCGTTGCGCCCATGCTGATAAATTCCATCCTTCCGTTAGAGTCGTTCTGCCAGGTCGCGCTCTTGAAGCAGGAGTGGACCGAGCACGACCACGACATGGTATTTTGGGACACCGTGCATAAAGATCGCCGCTCAACATGGTCGGTCGGCAATCTTTCACTACCCGCAGACGACACAGTGTTCGATCCAGGAATGCACCAGCAAGTTCCAGGCTTCGCGCTGGCCACAGAAGCAAACGAATCCAAGCGCCTGGTCTGGAAGGATCACAAGCCGCACTTCGTGACGCCGCAGGGAAAGCTGGTGCGCGCCCACACGATTCATTGCTGGGGCAGTTACAAGAACAGGACGGCGGAACTTCTGGGAAGGGCCGGGCTGTGAATTTGCACCTGCTCACCATCGTCCTGGACGGCTTCCCGTTCCTGCTTGCACAACTGGCGACCTTCAACCGGCTCAAGACTTCGTGGCGGTGGAGTATTGTTGAGGGCCAAGCCGCCAGCGTCAAAGACACGTCCTGGACCAAGCCTCAGTCGCCGCGCCTCAGCCGGGATGGCACCACGGCGCTCTTAAATTCGTTGCGCAGCCACCCCAGAATCCACGTTTACCAGCAGCAGCTTTGGCCCGGCAAGACCGCCATGTGCAATGCGGCGCTGGAAAAGATTAAAGAGCCGTGCACCCTCATGCAGATTGACTGTGACGAGCTTTGGGAGCCGTGGCAGTTGGAATGGATAGTGAAGTTCTTCGAGGATAACCCGGTCCACAACTGCGCCCGGTTCTACTGCCGATACTTCATCGGTCCGAACATCGTCGTCACTTCCGAGGACACCTGGGGAAACAGGCCCTCTGAATGGCTCAGGGCGTGGCGATTCGAGCCGGGAAACAGGATGATTACGCACGAGCCTCCCAAGCTCAGCGGTTCGGCGCGCGAACACTGCCTGCCGCGCCACCGTGCCAGGATTGAGGGAGTGGTATTTGATCACATGGCCTATCTCCTGCCCGAGCAGGTGGCCTTCAAGCAGGCTTTCTATGGCTACGACCGCGCCCTGGAACACTGGCAACGCCTCCAACGCAACACCAACTGGCCGGTGAAGCTGAGAAAGTTCTTGCCTTGGGTGGACGAAAACGCCACCGCCGATTTGCTTTACAAGCCGTGAAAAAGAAACCCAAGCTCCTGCCGTTCGTCGTGGAAATAAGGTCCGCTGTGGTTACCAGTCATTGCGTGTGGGCTGCCAGCCTTGCGTCGGTCCTGGAAATAACGCCGGATTCGATCCTCACGAACAGCACCGGCCACGTTCAGCACCAGGAGGTAAGCTTCGCCAACATCAAGCCTTGGCCAAAAGGCTTGTCTCGAAAGTGGAAGGCGTGACACTCTGGAAAAAGATTATGAAGGTTATCATTCAAATTTTTGGCGAGGAGCATTGCCGCAGGCGTGGCCGCTTGGGGTTGAAGTTCTCTTTGCCTGAACTCAAAACCAAGAAAGGCACCATGACTGAAGTAGCCGTAACAAACGAGCAGAAGATCAAACTCACCCTCAACCCCGTAACCCTCAAAGGCAAGCCGGCCCAACTGGACGGACCGCCAAAGTGGTCTGTTATCTCCGGCGATTCGAGGGTTGAGCCCGCCGATGATGGCTTGTCCGCCTACCTGGTGTCCTCGGACACGCCGGGCGACACCACGTTCCTGATTGACGCGGACGCCGACCTGGGCGCAGGCGTGGAAGACGTGCAGGAAACCATCACACTCCATGTCGCTGGCGCTCGCGCCGCGAACCTCGGCGTGATTGTTGGCACGCCAGAGTTGAAGTAATCACGACACGGTTCACGCGGGCGGCAGCGCGTTATCTGCCGTGTGATCTAAACCAAAAAAAGGGGCTGGCAGCCAGCACGGCGGTCGCTTCCTGCGTTTATAGGCAGAGCGAGCCGAAAGAGCGCAGGCTGCCGGGCGAACTGCCAGCCCCGTGAACTTTAACCTGTTATGAACGCTGACAAATCAACCGAGCTTTTCGACTGCTGGGCCATCGTGGAATTGTTTGGGCACCAGAAGATCGCCGGGCGCGTGTCTGAAGCCACCATCGCGGGCGGCGCTTTTATCCGGGTGGACGTGCCCCAATGCGGAGAGCAGAAGCCTTTCACGCGCTTCTTTGGGCCATCGGCCATTTATTCGATCAACCCTACCACGGAGGAAATCGCCCGCAGCGCGGCGCGGTATCACGTCAAGGCTCCCGTGGAACGGTACGAGTTACCGAAGCTGGCGGAGAAAAATGACGAACCCGAGGACGACCAACTCCAAGAACAGTTTGAACGCTTATAAATGAGCATATTCGACGGAGCGCCACCTCAGATTGAGGGCGTGTGCCCGCGATGTTTAGGTAAGGCAAAATACCAGCCGAAAGGAGGCATGGTTGAAGCCCAGTTCTTTTGCCCTAAATGCGGAACCGTTCCCGATAACCGCGCGTGCCCGCGTTGCGGCCAAATTAAGCCAGTCAAAAAGCCGTGAGCTTTTCTCTGTTGCTCTATGCACGACTCACAAACCCAAGCCTTCGTAATTCCTTTCCCGTGGTTCACGAGGCATCGTCTAAAAACCTTCTCGTACCGTTATTGGCATCCATTCATCACGGTCTGGCACGTTGACCCGGAGAAAGACGGCACCGACGATTCGTGCGGTTGGTTCATGCGGTCCCGGCACGGCGACCAAGCAGTCCTTGAAAAGATCATCAAACGATTTGACGAGGACTGGGACAGGGTTTTTGAATCGCGCAAGGAAGACTCGACCGGAGAACCGATTGGCCCGGTAGAGAAAGTTTACTACTGCGGCTACTTCTACCCGGAAAACGCCGGGGCGGGGATGCCCAACATGAGCGTCACAGCCATTGCGCTAAACCTTTTCTTCCTAGCCGCGTGCGTTCACTTCAACAAGGACGGCAGAACCAACTGGAAAAAGCCGCGCCGCTGGATGCAGCGCCGCCTGTTCGACATCATGCTCTTTGCCGAGAACCCAACTGATTCGCTGAGAGATGACATCGTGCGTAAATGGGGAACCTCCACGAACCGAAAGGAGAGAATCGAAAGAATGGCGTCCTGCATCTACGCGTGGATTCTCAGAGAGGAACGGCCTTGGTGGAAGCACCCGCGCTGGCACATCTGGCACTGGAAGCTGCAAATCCATCCTTGGCAAAAACTAAAACGCTGGGCCTTCGAGCGTTGCGCTTACTGCGGCAGAGGCTTCAAGTGGGGCGAGGTTGTCACCGGAAACTGGGGCGGAACAAAGATTTGGCACTGCCGCTACGATAACAGCGCGAAGCCGTCAAAGCAACCATGAACTGCAGCGTTGTCGTTCCCGTTTTAAATGAATCGCCCGCTGAGTTAAACGCCACCGTGCGCAGCATCCGGGAAGCGGCACCGCAGGCGGAACTTCTGGTTATTGATGATGCCAGCAGCACCCCCGTCACCCTGGAGGACAAATCCGTACGGGTTATTCACAACGCGCACAGGACTGGCGGGGGCGCTTCCCGCCACATCGGGGCCTTGCACGCGACCCGGGACTGGTTGTTCTTCACCGACAGCCATGTCAGAGTATTTTCCGGTTTGGGAAATTTCGATCCGAGCACATACCCCTTTCCTCGAACCACCCTGTTCTGCGGCTCCTGCGTCAACATCGGTGAGGTGGGAGAAACGCAGCGAGAGAAGTACTTCGGCGCTCGCCTCGTCGTGCATGACCAGAAGGAGCCGGTACGCACGCGCATCCTGACCGGCAAATGGCGTCCCGAAAAGAAAGACGCAGATGGCTACGAACTCAGCGCGGTAATGGGCGCGTGTTACCTCATCAACCGCGAGTTCTTTCTTTCCCTGGGCGGCCTCTGCGCCCTGAACGGCTTTGGCTCCGAGGAGGAGTTGCTGTCCATGAAAGTGCTGCTGGCGGGCGGACAAATAAGGCTCTGCAAATCGCTCCAAATCGGCCACCGCTTCCGCACCAAGACCAGGCCGCCGTACCGCATCGAACTTTGGCAGTGTTTCTACAACACCATGATTTGCGCTCACCTGTGCTGCCCTCCCGACGTGGCTCAGGATTTGATTTCAAGACTCGGCGGCGGGCACGACATCGCGCTGGCGAAGCTCAAAGTGCAAGAACACTGGCACAGCATTGCCGCAGAACGCGCTTACCTTGAGAGGAACGTATTCAAGCTGGACTGGCAGCAGTACGTGGGGCGGATTGCGGCGATTGACGCTTAACGGCTGCCGGAGTAATCTCTCCCCACCGGCGCACCTGGAAGCGCCATGCCATCAAAAAGAGAAATCTGGTCAACAATTTCCTTGCGGCCACTCTCGGGACTTTTGGATCTGCGTAGCCGTCCAGCCGAAATCCCGCCAGGCGCGTTTCGCTGGAAGGAGAACTTTGCGGTGACCGACGAAAATAAATTGTGTCGCGCCGACGGCTTCCAGCGTTTCTACGCGGACGGTGTGTTTGAACACGCCTACCGCAACTGGGACTTCCACCACCAGGGCGGCACCCGTGAACCGATCACAACCTTCTTCGAGTCCACAGATTCTCAGGGCGTGCGCCGCCTGTTCAATGCCACGGCCTCCCGCTTGTCCTTGTTGGACGAAACCACCGGCTCCTGGAACAGCTACCAGACGGGCCTTGCGACGCCGGGAACGCATTTTACGGCCGCCGAGTTGAAGGACGTGGTGGTGTTCACGAACCTAGCAAACCAACCGCGCTACTACGACATAAATTCCACAGCCAGTGGGATCATTGTGGAGTTAAACGCCTACGCGCAGGCTGCGCGCGTCGTAATCCAATTCGCGGGCTTCCTGATCGTGATGAACACCGTGGAGGCTGGGGAGAAGCAACTCACCCGCATCCGCTGGTCCGACTTGAACCTGCCGCAGTCGTGGACGATTAACCCCACAACGTCGCAAGCCGGTCGCCAAGACCTCCCCTACGGAGACGAAATCCTGGCCGCCGGCGAGTTACTGGGCAGCGTTTACATTTTCACCCGCCGCGCAATATGGAGGATGAAAGTTGGCTCCCTCTCCTCCGATCCGTTGCAGCCCTCCGCCACGTTCTCCTTTGAACGGGTTTACTTTGAACCCAAGAACCAGACCGGCTGCCTCCTGTACCCGAACACGCTCGTCTCTGACGGCAAGAACTTCTGGTACATGAGCCGGGACACGATCTATAAATACAATCCCTACATCGCGGCCCCGGAGCGCGACGAGATGGAAACCAGCGATTGGATTCACCGGGCGTCCGGGGTCATCTTCCGTAAATCGGACACTGCCCTGGACGGCTCCGACTGCGAAGGCCCCGTTGCCGAGTACCGGCCCACCACGCATGAGTTGTTCTTCTCCTGGCCCTCCAAGGGCAGCACGTTGAACAACTGGACGCTGGTGGCGCAGATTGAAAAGAAAACCGCAGATGTTCGGGACCACGGCTTCACGGCGCTAAGGAACTTCCGCAGAACACCCACTGCCAACCTGTGCAACGAAGCCCAAGACCTTCTGGGCGCTTCCTCCCGCGACTGGACCATCAAATCAATGGGCGGCGTCTTCTTCCGCGAGTTTGCGGTGTTGAAAGACCCGCCGGACGCCTCCGTGGACTTGGATTTGGACGGGCAGGGATACGTTCGCGAGGGATATAACTCAATTCTGCGCGGGTTGATACCGACGGGGCTGTTTGATCGGGAGAAGATTTTGCGGAGCGTCCTAATTGATACTGACGTGTCGGAGCAAGATGTTCCGTGCGTGGTTCGGCTGCGAATCGGCAACAGCCATCATGTCGTGGACGCGAACGACCTTGATGATCTTTGTTCGCCCTTATGGAGCGAGCCGGAAGACCGTCCATTAAGCTGTCCCGACGGTGCGAAGATTTCGGCGTTGAAGGCGAACGGCCAAAGGGCGAACGATGACGTGATTTGGAAAGTGTACGAGCAGGCACGCTTCCTCTACTTTGAACTCACGATTTTGAATGCGGACGGAACGCCCGGCATAGGCGGGGACGCCTGCATTGAGCGCGCCGACTTCGACCTCCTTGCTCTCCCTAAGCCCTAGCCTCCCTCTGCCGTCTTTCCCGAAGCGCCAGCCACCGCGCGCTCAAAAGATTAAACTCCCGCAACTGCCGGTCCGAAAGGTGTGCCAGCGGCCTTTTGCTCTGCCATGTTTCCCGCAGGTACTCTCTGTGCCGCTTCATGCACAGCGGGTTTACGCCGCATGCCCGGCAGAACACGTCTATCTGCCAGGCGGGAACTCTTTCCCAGGTGAGCTTCCGGGAGATGCGGGCAGCGGTGGTCTCGGAAAGACCAGAGGCAACGCAGAACTCAATTATCGCAGCGCGAGTCCTGGAACCATTCCGCCTACCCAACACAAACGCCACGAATGGCGGGCACGCATCAACTGCTTCAAGAAAGCTCTGGTTTATCCTCCGCGCCATCTTCTTTCTTCCATTCCGTGACGTAGTGCTTCTCGACTTCCGCCATGACCTCCGGTGACACTTGCTCCACCGTGCCCGCCAGGTCCTTGAGCCGTTCTGATTTCACGAACGCAAACCTGTCGGCGCAAACCAGGGCTGCGTATCCCTCTTTGAGCTTGGCCGCGCACAGTTCGCAGTGCCCGGTGCCCATCGTGATCTCCTCCGTCGTTTCTGCGTAGTCGAACAGCCGCGCACAGATACTGCAGATTCTCCGAGCCTTCCGTGCCACGACCTTGACGCCCTTGCCCCTTGCCCGCTTCTGCTCCATGCCTGCAATGAAGCTGGGCATCATGCCCGCCAGCTTGCGCAGCGTGTCGGGGTCCGGCCCTTGGCGTTCTTCGTTCATGCGTTATCTTCGGGAATACTTCACACGAATGGCTTCGGACTTAATTTTTGCTGCCAAATCCTTGTGTCCGGCCAGTTCAAGCGCCGCGATAATTTCCAGCACGTCAAGCTGGCGGCCACTCGGAAAATGACAGATTTCGTCGGCCTTCAAAAGCAACTCGCCAAGCGCGTCGTTCTTAACTTGTTCGTAACCTTCATCAACCATAGGCTTTGTCATCCAGCAGGCGGATGGCCTCGCTCAACGCTTTGATCCTGAGGTCGCCTTCGTCCAGGTTCAGCACGTCGTCGTCAGACTGCGCCAGCATGTCCAGGAGGCTACGCAGGTGATCTATGAGTTCGGCGCGTTCCATTATTTGACGTTCATCAGCCTATCGCACTCCGCCAGATAACGTTCCCAGGAGGCGAACGTCAAGCGTATGCAGAGGTGTTCCCAGGCCTTTCCCAGGAGATGACCAACAAAATAAGGGCAACCACGAACGTCTCCCGCCTCGACGGACTTCGGAACCTTTCCTTGCGAGTAGAGCCATTCAAAGTGCTCGTCCCACTGGTCGCAAACTTCCGTGCTGATGCCAAAGAGGCGGCAGTAGAAAGCCTCGATCAACTCGTGGCCGACGACGGCCCAGTGAAATCGGATGTCGGACAAATGCAGCACTTCGATGTCTAGCCATCCGGGCTGCGCGAAGTCGCCTGGCTTGCCTGGCATGAAGGCCCAGTACCCCACCGTGGTTAGTGGTTTTTCCTGAACGGAAAAGATTCTGTGCACGCGCCGGATTTTAATTTTCACATCGAAGGTGGTTTTATCGGCACAAAGCAGTCCCGTCGCGACGTGAGGAAGTCATACAGACCAAGGGTCTCGGGGCTTCGTGGGCAAAACTTGAAATACGCCGCTAGCATTGGGTCCATTACCTCAACGCTGGCCCACGGAGATCCAATGGTGCTGATTGGTGGAAGCCGAGAGACCCGCCAAATTCTGGCGTAAGTGGTTGCTGGCGGCAGGATGGCAAAGCCCGCTCCCAGGGTGAGCAAGCCGCGAAAGAAGTTGCGCCGGTTCATAAAAGTCCAGACTGCATCAGCCAGTCGTAGCGGTTCAAGATCGAATCAAAGTAGTCCCTTGAGAGCATGTCGAACTTGGGCCGGAAGTACAAACCTGTCATCGCCACCGACTCTGCCGCCTTGTAAGCCCGGTTCACAGCTTCCTCCATCGTGTTGCCCGCGCCAGTCGCCACGCCCAGGTCCTTCCGGTAGCCCACGCTCACGAACTGTCCTTTCTGCTTCTTGATGCAGTAGAACCACAGGCCGTCGGAAGCCTCGTCCAGCCAATCCACAGCATACTCGTCTTCAAAAACGTCCACGCGCTTTGAATCCGGTTGTGTCTGGAAAAGCCGAACAGCGGCACCGAAGTTCCATTGCAACGGATTTTGTCCGCGGGCGATCAAATCGAAATGCCGCGAAGCAGCCATGCGGTGGTGGACGTCGCCAGACATGGCGATCTCGGAAAAGATGCCGTCCCAGCCCCAACGATCTTTCGCAAATTCGGTGAACCAAAAATCGTTGCCGTCAAACAGCAGTCCTGCGTCGAAGATCGAAATGCCGGGCTGCTTCTCGGCCAACTCGTACACGATGGGCGGGAACGCGATTTTGTTAAGCTCGCAGTCCATGCGTGTCGCGATGGTAAGGTTCTGGCAGCCGCCCGTGAGCCGCCCGATGTTGCCCGCGCCCAGCGGCTTGTTCTCCAGTTCGACGAGGCTGAACAGCGGTTTGCCGTCCATGAAAAGGAGGACCGGCGAAAGCTCAATCGGGTTGCGAATCTTCTCCTCCAACGTAAACCCTTTTTCGTAGTCCGCAGTTTCCGCCTGCAAGGCCCCGATGATCTGCCGCCGCGCAAGCTCCGCGTCCTGGGTGGCGGGCACGACCGTCTCCGCGTTGCTGCCTTCGCTCTTGAGGACGTAAATCTTGTCCTTGTTTTGTTCCAGGAACTTGATGGCGTCCTCCACCTTGGAAAATTCAGACGCCGGGGCCACCTTCAGATCCGGGTAGTGCTTTTTGGCGAAGCTCTTGCCCGCCGTCCGGTCCTCCTCCAACTTGTAGCCCGCCTCGGTGGGAAAGATTCCCTTGCGAAAACCCATGCCCAACACGCGCTCCGAAAGTTCCCACAAATCGCCATAGTCAAACCCGACCCACCAGTTGTCGCGCTCAGCGGCTGGCATCTTGCCCAGGAAGACAATGACCTCCTCGGCTGGCTTCTTTTCCAGTATGCCGTCGTAAAGGGAAAGCCGTGTTTTCTCCCGGTCCGCCGAATCGTCCCTGGAGGCTTCGCCCTGAACCATTCCCACCAAAACCCGCTTACCCTCGTCTCGCAGCCGGTCACAGATTGGTAGCGGGTCGCCTTCTTTGGTAATGAAGCAGTAGTTCATCCCCTAAGCGCCTCCAGCGCCGCCTTGACCGCCACCTCGCCCGCGTCAATCACCGGCAACTCGGTGGGTCCGGTAAACAACGCCGCCTCAAGCTCAGTGCAGCCCAGGATCGCCCGCCTGGCCCCGCGCCGGACCATGTCGTGCAGAATGTTTTCCACGGCCTCCGATTCAAGGTGCCCGGCCTTGCCGGCCATGACGGCGCCGATAACCGTGTCAACTCGCCCCTGTTCCTCCTCGGTCGTTGCCACCGCGTCCACGTTCAAATCGGCCAGGGCTTTCTCGTACAGCTTGTGTTCCTTCGTGCTCCGCGAAGAAAGCACACCCACGGGACCGCCTTGCCGGGCGGCTTCGCCGGCAGCCAGGGCCACCATGTTCAGCAGCGTCGCCCCCGTATGCGGCCGCACTTCCTCCAGGAACACGTGCAGCGTGTTGCAGGCAATCAAAACGTGCGAACACCGGAACCAGTCCAGTTGTCGGATGGCTTGCAACAACTCCGACTTTGCGACCAGGATGTCTCCAATCCCGTTCTGGTCCATGCCCCGGAACGGCAGGTTGTAGAGCGCGAACTCAGGGAAGTCACAGTCCTTGGTTGCACCTTGCGCTTGGGCTTGCTCGACGAGCATTTGCGCCATGCGAACCCCGGCGGACGCTCCGGCCCCAGAAACAATACCAAGCCGGGGGTTCATGCCGCAAACCGCCGCCTCAGCGCATGGTACGCCGCCCGACTGCGTTCCCGATACCCTCCTGGCGCTCGCGCCGTGGTTGCGCGCGCGCGACCACGACCAAGAGAAGCCCGCAGGCGACCGCCGCGCGACCTCAAACGACCGCTCACGTAGGCCAGCCTTCTGCGTCCCGCGCCCCTGGGAGCGCCCAAGGACGTAATCCGGCGTGGTTGACCCGTCCCGGCTGCCAAACGCCCGCCCAGGCCAGCGGAGCGAGCAGCAATCGGTAACGTGAGCCGTGGTGCCGCGCTCGCAAAGGCTCCGGCGGCGATCCTGGGAAGGCCCACGCCTCCTCCGCCTCCTCCTGCAGCCGGTCCAAGCCCGCTTTCCACCCGCGGCAGCGTTAATCTTGGCGTTTCTGCCCGCCCACCACCGCCCGGAGGCGTGAAAGTAGCGATTCCGGCCCCTCCGCCGCCTCCCAAGCCGCGTCCAGGCTGTGGAACACGCTCCAAACCGAGTTCTGCGGCAGCTTGCAGGTTGGCTTGGGTCCCAATCTTGGTCAAAAATGACTTTAACTGCTCCGGTGGGAGCGATTTCAAGCCCTCCAAGTCGGAAACGACGGCTTTTTTCAACGTTGAACCCGAAATTTGCACGAATTTCTGCCATTGGTCCTCCGTGAGAGGCCCATACCGCTCTTCGATCACGCTCCGGCGCAGTTCCGGGGCCGAAACACCCTTGTTTACGAGCATTTCATACAGGGCGCGGTTCTCCGGGGTGTCCGAAACCTTGAACGCCACTGGCAAATTGAGCATGGTGGCACGACCGAACCACGTTTGGTCATGGAGTGGGTCGCCGAAGCGGTTCAAAGCGGGGTGAAACTTGCCAAGCACGCTGGAAAGGAATGGTATGTGGCCTACAATCGGGAAGTTGGAGGCGATAATGCTTTGAATCGAGGAACGATCCGGGCTGCCCCAGATCAGCTTGTCCAAGGTGTCCCACATTTGCTTGCCAGGAACAAGGATGGCTGAGGCAAGACCGCTGCCCAGGTCCGCAATGACGCGCGCCGTGGCTGTGGCGGCGCTTCCGGCCCCTTCGGTGAGCTTCAAAAAGTGGGAAACGCCTTGTAAGGCTCCCTGCGCGCCGACCACGCCGGCGTAGGCCCCGATGGCATGAACGATTTCGGCGTTGATTGTCTCCTTCGCGGCCCGCCCGGAAGCGGCGGCCTCTTTGCGGACCCACATGACGTCGTCATGGGACGCTAGAATGGCCATTGGAGCCGCCAGGGCGGACCCGGAGCGCGTGATGGGAATAAATCCTCTCACCTGGCCGCCGATCACGATGTTGATGGCCTTGGGTTTGAAGCCCAGCTTTTCCCAGGCATCCCGCAGCGTCTTGCTGCGCGGCCCGTCCCCGGTCACGTACACGCCGAAGTTCTTCTTGGAAACGTCGTCATCCGCAGACGAGTTATACATCGCCCAGGCCAACCCGGCGGTCATCAGGGCACTACCCACCACGGCCTCCCGAAATCGTTGTTTTGCCTGCACATCATTGGCGAACATCTGCGGCCAGGGGTTGACCCCGCGGTACTTGCCGGGTTGCAGGAACGGAATGTTGCCCATGCGGTAGTTGTAAACACCTGCCCGGAGCAGGCCGTACGGCGTGTAGTTCAACCCGTACAAAGCGATCCTGGTGGGGATGTTAAAGAACCCGAACATGACGATGCCGCCGACCGACTGCCAGCCGCCCTGCTGCCGGATTTTGGACACGTAGCGCATCATCCCGTAGGGAATCTTTTCCCAGCCCCACCCTTGCGTGGTATCAATCTCGCCGCCGGCAGTTTTTTCCAGGCCCGGCGCCACGTACCCCACTGTGGAGTTGGTGTCAAAGTCCGAGGATTGAAAAAGCTTCTCGATCATGGAGTCTTCAAAACCTTTGTTCTGCATGAACCGGCGCACCGCGTCGTCGTAGGTGTAATCCGCCGCGATGGCCGCCGTGTTTTCGTCCAGTCCGCGGAGCAGGTTTGCTTCGTAAGCGGTTTTTTTGCCTTCCGAAATTACGTCCGCAAGTTGAGAAATCTCCCGCGTTTTCAACCCGGCGTCGCGCATGATCATGGAAGCGTAAGCGGCCACCTTCCATTCGCGTACGATCGAAGAACCAGCTTCGGTGGCGGCTTGGAGGAACCGGGTCACGTAATGCGCCCACGAGTAAGTCATCCGCAGCCAGCCTTTCGTTTCTCCGCGGGCAATTTCTTGCTGCCCAAGCTCAAATTGTCGTTTTAGTTCCTCATGCCACAGGCGCATCTTGCCCCGCGAAATCACGTAGGCGTCGTTCTGCCAGGCGTACCGGAACCTGGGATAAAATCTGGTAGCCTGCCGCAGTAGCACCTTGGCCAGCATGGGCGCATCCAGCGGTTGAAACAACGCCGCTACCGGAAAATCTCGCATCAAGATTGACATGGGCGGTTGAAAGATGTGGAGGCCGAGGGTGCGCAGGCCAATGAGCAAGTTGGCCGCGTGCCATTCGGCAATGGCCTTCGACAAGCTGCCGTCAAACGCAGAGGTGACGCGCCAGAACCCGTGAATCTTTTCCAGCGTGGCGACGTACTCGGGCAAAGAAAGCCGTGGGTCAGAAAGCTTTTCTTCCAGCGCAGCAACTTTGGAGAGCATGTCAGGACTCACTGGGCGATAACCTTGCCGCGCGGCGATCTCATCGCTCCAGGCGCGGTTGGGGTCGTACAGTCCCAAGCGCAGTGCCTTCACAATGTCTTCGATAGACTTTGGCTGCGCTCGTCCCTGCAAAAACTGCCGCGCTTTGTCTTGGATTACCTTCGTCATTGCTGCTTCAAAGGCGTCCGAAGAAATCCGCGCAGCTTCTTTGGCTTGCTCGACCGAAAGCCCGTTTCGGACCAGCCAGTTCTGCATCGCCTGAGCGCGCCACGCGGGGTCGCTCTGCGCCCGGGACGGGTTGGAGAGGATTTCTTCGATCAAGCCCTTGGTGGAAGTGGACTGGGTGGCTCGGTCAATCGCGCGGGCTTGAACGTCGGCCCATTTCAGGAGCACATCGTTCCAAGCCTGCCGGGAGACTCGCTCTGCGGCGGCTGCAAGCAGGCCAGCGGCTTCGAGTCGTGCTTGCAGCGTCGTTTGGAAGCTGGCTTGGTCGCGTTCATCCCGGAAACGAAGCTCTGCCAGCCGGGCTTGTTGCTCCGCGGTCAACGGCGCGCGCGGATCGGGCCTCGCAACAAGGCCACGTAACTCGGCTCGTTCCCCTGCCGACAACGGCTTCATGGCGTTGGCGATGATCCGGGCAAATCGTTGCTTCGCGCTTTCCGGCATGGCAGCCCGGCTGCGAAGTTCGCCCCGTTCGCGCAGATAATCGCGCGCCACTTCCTCAAGGCCAGCCTCCAGGCGGTTCCTATCCAGCCGCAGCTTCCGGTTCCAGGTTTGATACCCAAGTTCAATGGCGATCGGCTCGGGCACACCCACAGAGAGGAGACGTTGTTCCAGCCGTGCCCGAAAGTCTGCTTCGTCTGTATCCGCGTTGACCCGCGTGCGCAGGAACTCCGTCACGGCTTCCTTCGCGTTGTTCGGGATCTGCGGGCGTTGCAACCATTCGGTTTGTTGGCGGGACCAGCGGTCCAGGATTGCTTCCGCATTTGCGCCTTCGTCCAACTGCCGCTGCCATTTTTGGAGGGTGGAGGCCCATTTGCGAGTCTCTGCGCGACTCTCGCTGCGAGCCTTGCGCACCCAGGCTGCCTCCGCGACTTCCTGGGCGAGTTCAAGCGGAAGGCGGCGGGCAACAAGAGCGTCGCGCAGGCCAGCAATGAACGCAGCCTCGTCCGCCGGTTCAACCGGGCGACCGCGCCATTGTTCGACGGTTTCAAGCAGGCTTTGCGTTTCCACCGGCTTGTACCCAGTAACGAGTTCATCCGCAGCTTTCGTTTCTGGTTGCAGCTCCTCGATCACCTGCTGAATCGTCCTGCCCGGCTTGCCTCCCTCCCCAGGCACCGTTTGCCCTTGGAGCACCTTCTCAAAATCATCCGGCGAAAGCTGCGTCTCCCGGAGCGTGGCCTCAAGCTGGTCAATCAATTCGGCCCCGACTCCGGTTTGACGGCCAACTGCCCGGTTACGGGCGTCGTTCAACGCGATTAGGTTGCGCCACATCAATTCGTCGGACAACAACCGCCTGCCCCGCAGCGCCCTTGCCACTTGTTCGCTGGACATGGACCCCGCCGTTCCGATCAACGCAAACTCTTTGTCACGTTCAATCATCAGCCGAGCCAGAGAGAAATCCTTGTTCCGAGCACCCACGCGCATGGCAAAGCGCCACAGTTCGGAGGCCAGGGCGGGAGCCGCCACGTCCGCGCCTTCCTGTCCGGCAGGGCCTTGCGTTAAACCGCGCACCCAATCCACGGCGGCACGGTTCGTATTCGGATCGGTGAAATCGTAAATCAGGTTGCGTGCAACTTCGAGGTTCTCCGGCGTCACCTCAGCGGCGTCTCCATCAAATACTTGGAGCTTGAGCGCCTGCACCACTGGCGCAATCGTTTCCACGGGACGGACTGGACCAATGCGCTCACCGGCTACTTGCGACACCTTGGTCTCCGGCGCTTCCTCCGCAGCAGATTCTCCCGGTCCAGCTTCGCCAGGTTGGCCTCGATCTCCTTCCGGCAGCGAATAGCGGACTTCCTGTTGCTTCGCAGCCATAGCGTCAGGCAAGGCCACCGCTTGACCGTTTCGGTGGGTGATGGTGATGTCGTTTTCATTGAAGATGACGTAGTTGTAGGTGCGGCTGCTCTGAACGTAGGCTCTAGCCTCAGCTTCCGTGTTGAACTCGCGTATGTCTCCGCTTGGACCAGCCACCCATTTGTTGACCGCGCGGTCGAAGTACTCCTGGTAGCGGCTTCCCTGATCCGCATACCGGATGCCTTTGATGCCTTTTGAGGAAAGGTAGATTGAGGCTTTTTCTGGAAAGCTGGCATCCCCGTGTCCAAGAGATTCGGCAACAGCGGTCGCGTCTGGGGCATTGCGTCCGTAAATAAGGTCGTGGTGAAGTTGAGCGCCAGTGTAATTTTTGGTGTAGTTCAACAGAACGCCTTCAAGAAGCTTTTGAATTTTCCCACTCTGCTCGCTCAGCTTTTTGTCCCAGTCCAGCAGTTCGTCGGGTTCCACGTTTAAGGCCACCTTGAGAAGATTGGCAGACGGACGAAGCTCAATGCCCTCACGCTCCATGTTGGCCAGCGCAGCAAGCTGCCGGTCCAGGCTTCTGGCCACCTCAATGTCTTTGTTCTTCTCCGCGATCCGTTTTCGGACGGTCATGTCCTCGCGCACGGACGCAATTATTTGCGCCTCGGAAATCGGCTCACCCAGCGTGGTTTTTGCCCAGTGAAGGTGCGCCAGCTTTTCAGCGGCGTAGGAGACCGAGTTGCCTTGGTTGAAATCTATCAGGCGACCGCCGACGCGAACCTCAGAAAGTTTCCCCAGCCGAGTCTGGTACTGGAATGCGACGGCTCGGTTCTCCGCAAAGTAAAGCCCCCACCCGTACACCTGCGCTCCCTCGCCGGTTCCAATCTTCGCCGTGGTAAACCGCTCAAAGCTGTGCGGCGTCCCGTGAAAGGCGGTGATCGCATACGCAGGCGAAACTCCCGGAGCGATGACGACCGCGTTGTCCGCTACCAAGCGTTTACCCGGAAGGCTTTCCCGGCGACCGCGCAGAAACTCTTTCGCCGCGCCCAGCAACACTTCCCTGTCTGTGGGCTTTATTTCGATTCCGAAGACGCGCTTGAAGGCGTTTACGATGGCCGTCCACACGCGCTTAGCCCAGGATGACTCCGGTTGTTCCAGCAGCTTTCGGATCGCCGCTTCTTCCCGAATGGTTTCCTCATCGGCAGGCAGACCGGCCTTCTCCCGACGACCGCGCTCCGCAGCCAACTCGGCAGCCGTCAACGAATCAGAAATATCCTTCCACTCTTTGACAAATCGCGAATCACCCCAGACGCCGTGCAGACCTTCTTCCAGGGCCACGCGCATGACGTTGCCTTGTCGTACGCGCGCCGCGTTTATCTCAATGCGATTGCGGCCCACGATACGAGCGCCCCAGGGCGCTTCTGGTTGGTGAACGACGGAGAGATTCTGCGGGAGAGATTTTAGGCCGAGCGCACCCGTGAGTTCTTTGGTGGCCGATTCAATGGTGCGGCTTGAGGTTTCACCTAAAGCAAATCGGTCGTACGGCTCGCCGCGGTAAATCTCGAACTTTTTACCGCCTCCAGAAATGGACGTGTCGGCTCCAAACACGGCGCTGATGTTGTGCTCAATAGCGTAGTCCTTGATCGCGCGCCGAACCGTGTTGGACAGCGGATTGGGAGAATCCACGAAGAGTGTCTGGTTTTTTCTGTCAAACACAGCCCTGACGTAGCCCGCCTTTTCCAGTTGAAATCCAGCAACTGCCCCGTACTCGTCGTAAGGAAGGCCGCGAGTCACGAGCAACCTCTTTGCCTCCAAATCGTGCATCATCATTTTGACCGGCAGCATTTCTCCGGTAGGCCCGATCCAGAATCCCCAGGGCACATCTTCCTGGGGCAACGAAAACAACTCCCCGCCCTTCTGCCCCTTCAATGCCTGATACCTTTTAAGCGCTGCCCGCTTGTCCGCCATCTTGGGAAAGATGGAAGGGTCGCTCACGCCGAACTTGCGCAGTTCGTCGTCCAGTTCTTTTTTGGACAGGCGTTTTTCGGCAACCTTCTCCTCCTCTGTGCGGGTGCGCACCGCTTCAAGGTCGCTTTCCAGTACGGTCTGAATGTCTCCCGTGGCTTCGTTGCGCACACGCACGGGTTGTTCTCCGAGTTCTTTCTCTGCGCTGGTTTGTTCGAGGCGCTCCGTGACAACGTAGGTTTGAGGACCGGCGTTTTTGATGCGGTAGCGGTCTGCGGCAGGTGGTTCGTACTGCTGCTTTAGTTTCTCAACGCCTACAGTTTGACCCTCGGTCGTCGTGCCTTGGGTTCGCCCACGAGAAAGCAGAAGCTCCTTATCATTTGTGGTGAATCTTTTGGTCTGGTCGGCGGACTCGACCAGCTTTCGCCAGCGGTCACCATTGATGAGGGCAAAGGATTTTCCTTCGCGAAAGTCCTTGGCAAAAGCGCGGGCCGCCTCCTCGTTTCCGAACTCGGCCACGTCCAACCCCTTCAAATTTCCCTCCAAGCTCGAAATCACCCGCCACTGCCGGGTTGTTGGGTCTTGTTTTACCTCAGTCCAAACCTGGCCCCATCGTTTGTTGCTGGTGTTCCAATCGTAAACGTCCGAGGCTCGTTCGCGCTTGGCTTCCTGGGACAGCCGCTCAGCAGCAACATCAATGGCCTCTTTCACACCGCCCGTCGCCGCGACATCTTCTGGCGCAAGGCCGTAGGCTGGTTTTAGCTCTCCAAGTCCCCCGCCTAAAAGTTCCTTCTGCCCCGCCTCAAACTTTTGCGCGTAAAACTTTTCCCCGGGCAGGCGTAGCGTCACCGCCCCGAACTTCTCCCCGCCATCCAGGACAACTTCCTTCGTTGTCTTTCGCAGCACCGGCACGCGCTCGCCTTCAATGACAACCGAGTCGCCCTTGTCCAACCGGGCTGGGTCAACGAGCACGCCTTTCTTGCGCGGCTTCGTGGTTGTGGTGGCTTCTCCCCACGCCGCCGCCTGCTCTGCGCGTTTTTCCTCTGCCGCAGCCTTGGAGGAACGCTCCGCTTTCGCATTAGCCAGTCCGGCGACGCGATCCCAAAGTTCATTTGGCGTCATGTCCCGTCCCGTCACCCGGATGGCGCTCCACACCGCGTCGTTTATCTTCGCGCCTTTCGTGGCCTTGACTGGCTCGAAAAGTTCACCTTCGATTCCCGCCTCCTTGGCGGCAGCGTACGCCCGCTTGAAATCGTCTCCCCAGTAGTCCTCGTAGTTCTGCGGCACTTCATTGGCCAGGAAGTCTTTCTCGGCGCTTGTTAACGGCGCGTTGCTGCGCTTCTTGGCCATGATCTTCGCGTACTTGGTCTCCCAGGCTTTTCCCGGTAGGAACGCGGGCAGCTTCTGGTTGTCCACGATTGTTTTGAGCAGGCCGTCTTCGTCGGTTATTCCCTGCTCGCGTGCAGCAGGCTTTGACGGCGCTACTGGTAACTCAGCCGCCGCTTCTTGCGTCGGCGCGACATCCCCGCTTCCTTCAAGGAGATTGCCACCGCCTGGGCCTGCGCCTTCTTGGCTCCGAACTTCCGGCGCGTTCGCTGGTACTGTGGTCCTTTGTGTAGCTCCCTGATATTGTAACTCACGATTCTGCGGCTCTTGCCCTTGCGTAATGGCATAAGGTGCTCCTGGGGTTAATGGTTTCGTTACGGTCATCGGGAAATTGATCCTCCGCACGGGCGCGGCGGGTCCGGGCAGCGTCAACCTTCGACGCCCGCCCACACGCTCGGGCAAGCCCGTGTAACGCGGCACTTCGCCGCCTTCGTACTCGAGTTCGGTTTCGGACGGCTCACGCGGGGGTTCTTCGGCAGGAGGCGGCTCCGCTTGTTTTTCTTTAACTTCATCCACCGCCTTGCCCAGACCACGGCGCACGAGGTTAAAGTTATCGGCGTCAAAGTAGGAACTGTACTTGCGCTTTTGACCTTCCACCCAGGCGGACGTGGCCGTGTTTTCGCCGAGCGCAAAGTGCCTGCCCGCGCCGAACAAAGCCCACGCCAGGTTCTGCCCGAAGATTTCCTGCACCTGCTTCTTCGCCGCCTGGGGGTCCTGCTTGTACAGAGCAATGAGTTCCGGTGAATCGCCCGCCAGCATGACCGCGTTCAACGCCGCCTGCCGTCCGGTCTCTTCCAGGAACCATTGTGCGGTTTTGTTTTTGACGAGCGACTCTGCGCCACCGAGGACGCCGCGAGTCAACGCGCCGCGCACCGCGTCGGTCGCAATCTTGCCCGCACCCGGCAGCAAAGCGCCGATCACCGCAGCCTTGGGAGAAAAGTTTCCTTGCGCGTCCAGTCCGAAGATTCCGCCCGCAGCAATGCTTTGGGCCAGCAACGACTCCGGGAACGCTGCCAGCAGGCCGAGCTTGGGGATTGTTTCCAGGACGCCAAGACCAGCGCGCGCTCCGAACCCAGGAACGCCTTCCACCGTTTGTGCAGCTTCCTCCACCGGCAACGCTTTGCCGCGTGTCACCGCGCCGATCACGTCTTCCAGCGTGTCGCCCGTCCCGGCGATCTTGCCCGCCGTCGCTTCCAGACCTTTGCCCGCAAGTCCGATGGCAGACCCAATGAGGCGCGGCGCGTTCTTAAAAATTACGCCATACGCTTTGGCCCACTTGTGAAGCTCGGACTCGTTCGGGTCCGCGGGCTCGCGCAGGTAGGATTCGATGGGATTGAGTTCTCGCGGCTGTGGCTGTGGCTGTGGGGTTGGAGCAACGGGAGCGGCTGCCTGTGGCCGCATCCCGGACCAAATTTCACGCTCAGGCGGCGGCTCTGGATCCGGCTCGAAGTTTATCGGCTCAGCTTGTGGAGATTCATCCAGAGGAGCATCCGGCTCGAAATCAATGCTCGGAAAAGCCATCGCATCACTCGATTACCACGTAGCCCTGCGTGGTGGCAACCGGAAGTTGTTCGTTGGGAATCCACCCCGTTCTTCCGTCTGGCGACATGACGTGCGTTTTTCCAGGGCGAGCAGCGTTCGTAGTTGCGCGCTCCGGCGCAATCGCCTGCGCAAACCCGGCCCAGGTAGGAACGCGGTCCTCCGGCTTGTTCTGCATGAACTTGCCGCCCAGGTAACCAAGCGCGCGCGGCGTAGCGAGCGCGGCAGTCCCAAGATTGGACCAGAAGCCGGGGCCTCCCTCGGACTCCATGTTCACCGGAGCCGGTTGCGGGGTCGCGTTCAACGGAAATCGTTCCCCCACCTCCGGTAGCGGCGTAATGCCGGGAGGCGGACCCGCAGCAACAGGTTCCGCTGCTGGCGAAACCTCTCCACCAAGGCGGTGACGCAGATTGTTTTGCAGCGTCTCCAACCAGTTCTCAGACGCAGCTTTGGTCTGCGGCGCGACTTTCTTTTTCCCGCGATACTTGTCCCCCGACACCGAGTTCATCACTGCCCACCCCTCCTCGTCCTTCGTGGGCACGAGGTGGAACCTCATCAAATCGCTGTGCAGTTGCGCCCAGTTCTTGGAGTGGGCCACAAAGTTGTTGTTCGCGGCGTCGTAGGCGGATTTCAAAGGGGCAAGTTCCTGGTTGGCCTCGGCGATTTTTTTGTTTTCATCGGGCAGAAGGAACGCGCCGCGCACGGGTCCGATCGTACCCGTGCTGGCGCTAAAACCGACTTTGCCCGGAGCCACCTTGGAAGCAAGTTCCTCGCCGCGCTGCCGCAGTTCCTCCTCGGCTTTGTTTTTGATCTCCAAAGCATTGTCATGCAGGTCGCCCAGGTCGGCTACGTCCTGCGCCTTGGCCTCGCCCACGTTCTTCATGGCGTCCAGGCTTTGTTGTTCCACACGTTTCTTTTCCGTGCGCTGCGCTTCGTACTGCTCCCGCGTAATCGCTTGCTGCGCCTTCGTAAGCTCCGTGCCTACGTCGAACTCGCGCGTGCGTTCTGCTTCCTGGCGGGCCGTGTCGCTGCGTGACAAGGCAAGTTCCTCGGCGCGTTGTTGCGCGCGTTCTTCGCCCGCAAAATCGCTGCGTTGTAACTGGGCCACCGTTTGAAGCCAGTTGTTGCGGGCTTGTTGTGCAGCGGCGGCGCGCGCCAGGTTTTCTTCGGACTGGCGTTGATTCAAACCAACGTAGTATTGCCGCTGCGCCGCGATGCCCGCGAAGGGGTCGCTACCGCCTGCAACGAGAGGAGCGTCAAAGGGGTAAGCCATGCGATTAACCTTCCTGGAACTCTGAGGGCGCGGTCATAATCGGCATCCCGCTCTGGTCGTAAGCGAACGTTGAACCGCGCGCGCCGCCCGCAAGACGAGCGTATGCCTCTGCCGAAAAATTTGGATCTTGGTCAGGGTAAAAGCCTGTCTGCCGCTGGTAGGCGTCGTCAATCGCGCTGTACCGAACGCCCGGCGTTCCGGCGGTGGAGTAGCGAGGGTTTACCGTGATCGGAGAGTTGTCGGCCGCAAGGCTGGGAGCCGTTCCGGTCGTGGTCAAGTTGTTGACTCGGTAACGCGTGGGTGGAGGAAACGGCGGCTGCCCCTGGTTGAAATACTGCGGCTGCGTAATCGGCATGCCGAACTGGTCATAGACTCCGTGATACGTGGCCTGTTCGTTCAACGCCGCCAGCGCGCCTTCAATGGACACGGCGCCGGAGAGGATTTGTTGCTGCACCTGCGCGGGCAACGACAACGACTGCATGATTTGCAGCGCCGTCTGCCAGTCTTGTTTGGCTGCCGCGTCCTTGAGGTTCTGAACTGCCAACGCCGTTCCCTGCGAGCTGGTGTACTCGGCGCCCGCAACGCGCGGCAGGAACTCGCCCGCGTAGGAGATGTTGCGGCCCGCGATGTCGCGCTCGACCGGCAACGACAAGTTCTGGAGGATGTCGTACCGCTTGTTGATCCTGGCCTGCTCGTACGGCAGCGAAGCTTCGTACGAACGACGCGCAAGTACATCCGCGATGTCCGTGCCCATGCCCAGGTTGGCTCCGCCCGCCGCCGCGTTCTTGCCTGCGGCGTACCGATTGACGGCGCCGGCCACGTTTGCTTGGGCAAGGTTCTCTGCGCGGCCAAGGGACAAATCGTACTCGGGCAACAAGGACTGCGCCTGCCCCACAATGCCCCGCTCGGCTCCGGCGGATTCTCCGAGGGCGCGGCCGTACTGGTCAACCGCACCGCCCAGGGCGGAAGCGTACCTTCCCTGCGCTCCGGTCAAAGCGTTCGCAGTCGGCCCGATGTCCGCCGCACGCCGGCCTGAAGCAGTGGCCGCAGAAGCCTGGCTCTTAAACTGCCCCACCAGGTCGTTGAAATGTTGCAGCGACGAGTCCACGGAGGCCGCCAGGTCCTCCTGAAACTTATCCGCTTGCGATTGAACGCCGGGCAGCTTGGGCAATGAAAAGCTGCGGTAACGTTGTGTGGGGTCGTTCGTATCAACTCCGCCCGCAGGGTTCAATCCGGGCACGTTGTAGCGTCCTTGTCGTTGCAGCCTGGCGCGACTCTGAGGCGTGTCGCCGGGCGCGTTGATGTAATCCGTGAGCAAGCCGCCCTTGGGGACGTAGTAGCCCAGGCTTGGATCGTACTGCGTGCCGGCGGGGGGCCCCACCGAGATACCGATGTCGCCGCCGGATGGTCCGAAGGGATAAGCCATAACGTTACTGGGTTTCTACTCCTCCCTTGAGACCGATGTTTGCACGTACTCTCCAAGCTTCAATCAACTCCTCGTGCTTGGCCAGCGACGGAAAACGCTTCTTCACGTCCTCCGGGTAGGCCGGGAACTTGGGAATCAAGCTGGCCGTGCCCGCCACGTCCAGCCGGAGCCGGTTAAAGCTTTCAATGTCCTCGGGAGAGGCCATGTAGTTTTTAAGGCGCGCGCCGGAAACGCCATCCAGGAAGGTAATACGAGCAACCGGCAGGGATGTCAACGGCCAACTTACCCTTCCTTCGGCGGCTTCATTCCTGAAAGCCGGTTAACGACTTCCTGCATTTCCGAGGTTCCCTGGCGCAGCAGGTTCAAAATGTTCACGCAGTCCTCGCGTCGGGCTTTGTCAAAGCCGTGCGTGCAAGCGTTGCTCAGCATGTTGGCGGCCCACTGCGTGCTCTTGTAGGCTTCGGTCAGGAGTTGTTCGTCGGTCTTCATGCGGGTTGGAGGGCGGGAAATTCACGCACGCGCAGATCGCTCGGGAACTCTGCGATGTCCCCGCCTTTTTTGTCACGCAGCAGCATTTTCCAGAGTTGGCCGGGTTTTTCAAGGACGTAGCGGCCTCCAGGCGGCGGAGGCGGGACCGCCATCGGCATGGAACCGAGCTGCTTAACAAAACAGCTTACCTGCGCCGCTTTGCACTGCTCCACGACGGAACGAATCCATTCCACGCTGCATGGACGGGCGCCGGGGCCGCTCTCGCCACCAATAATGGTCCACGCGATTCCATCAAGAGCCTGCTTTCCTGGTTGCTTAACCGCATCCGAACGCTTGCTGACATCGGAGAACTCAATCGGGCCAAGCATCGGCTCGACCGACAAAAACCTCACCCGTGCCGGAATCTTCAGCAGCTCCGGTACGCGCTCGTCGGCGCGTTGTTGGTCTTCCACCGAGGTTCCAATCCAGACGTTCTCAGGCGGCTGGTTCTGAATCCAACCCTCGACGAAATCGGCAGTTTCTCCGTTGCGCACATGGTTCGTGTCCGTGCCGTTCAGATAGCGGCCAGCCTCAACCAGTCGGTCGAAAAATAGATTCGGGCGCTTGGTGAGAAGTTGAAATACCAGGTTACGGCAGCGTCGGATTACATCCAGGGCGTCGGCCAGGTAAGCTATCGGCGCTTCCGGGTCCAAAATATCGCCCAGGGAAAGCGAGAAGACTCGGCGGCGGTGAACCGAAGAAGCGGTGACGCACGAGCACAAGCCCATCTGATTGTGCACGACAGCCTCGCCACATCGGTCGCACACCCAAGGCCGCTTGTTCCACGCCAGCGGCGCGTCAAAATTCTGGCTACGCACACGCGGCTTGCCTTTGCCCCATTCGCCTTTGAGGCGGGTCGTGACCAGTGTTTCAGCGTAGCATCTGGCACATCCTGGCGAGACCTTGGTGCAGCCCCTCCAAAAATTGTGCGTGGAGTCGGTCCAGGAAATTCCAGTTGTTGCGCCCATGAATTGAAACTTAGCAAATAGCTAAACTGGTGTCAACGGCTAATATGGATTCATTTCCTGTTGCTGCGGCACGTCATCGTCCGAAACGCGGGCCGCGCTCTCAAACCGGGTGTACGATTTGAGGAAAGTAAGATTTACTTCTCCCGTGGCTCCATTCCTGTTTTTAGCCACCAGCAGATTGATGGGCACCGCCTCTGGGTATCCCTCCTCCGGTTCGTCTTCCTGGCTGGGCCGGTACAACAGGCCCACCACGTCGGCGTCTTGCTCCAGTGACCCGCTCTCCCGGAGATCGGACATCATTGGCCGGCGCTTCTTGTCGCGCTCCACGTTGCGGTTCAACTGCGACAGCGCCACGACCGGCAAGCCCAGCTCTCCCGCCAGCGCCTTCACGCCCGCAGAAATGTCCGAGACTTCCTGCTGCCGGTTATCCTGCTTCCTCTTTCCCGCCGCCGAGAGCAGTTGCAGGTAGTCCACGACCACGAGCTTGATGCCGAATTGTTGGAACAACCGCCGCGCCTTTGCGCGAAGCTGTAAAATTGAAACCCCTCTCCCGTCGTCAATGTACAAAGGCGACGCCGAAATCTGGGACGCCGCGCTTGCAATCCTGGGATAGTCTCTTTCTGCCAGGAAGCCCTCCCGGATGTTGCGCAGGTTCACCCGCGCCCGTGAACAAACCAGCCGAGAAACAAGCTGCCGAGCCGTCATCTCCAAAGAGAACACCGCCACCGGAATGCGGGCGGCCACGGCCACCGTATCCGCGATGTTCATGGCAAGACTCGTTTTCCCGACCGAGGGTCTGGCCGCAATGACGATCATGTCCCCGTTCTGCAACCCTCCGGTTAACTTATCGAAATCCGTGAAGCCGGTCGCCAACCCTGAGACCGCGCCTTTCCCTTCGCTCGCTGTTTCAATGTCGCCTAGAACCGTACGGACGAGTTCTTTGATGGGCGGCGTTCCGATCGTGCTGCGCGCTTCCGAAACCCGGAGCACATCCCGGCCCACGCCGTCCAGGAACTCGGGCACGTCTCCCTCAAAGTCGTAAATCCGGGACACGGCCTCCGTGCACGTTTGCACCATGCGCCGCAGCAGGAACTTTTCTTCTACGATGCCGAGGTAGTATTCCAGGTTCGCAGAGGACGGCACCGCGTCGGAAAGCTCGGAGACGTACTTCATGCCGCCCACGTCCAGCAACTTCTGCCACAGCGACAGCCGCTCGCAGAGCGTAATCAAGTCTATGGGAACGCTGTCCTCGTACAACTCCAACGCTGTCTGGTACACGGTTCTGTGCCGGAGATCATAGAACTCCTCCCCGCCGGCTTTGAAGCGCTCAATGCAGGCGGGCAGGCAGTCCTTCGCAGAGAGGAGGATACAACCGAGAACCCCGCGCTCAGCTTCGGGCGCGTGCGGTGGGAGGCGGTCAACGTTCTCCGCGTCCGCCGGTGCGCGGCGCCGCGCTTTGCTGCGCTGCAAATCAACCTCGTTGTCTGCGTGGCCGTTTTGTTCGGGGCGGTTCATGGCCTGGCAATGTTCCACACCGGCACTCCCTCCCGCGTGAGGTTTAACGTGTAGGACTGCCCACAGAGGCAGACGAGCAGGAGGGAACCGGCGCAGTGATAATGCTGGCTCCACATGAGCGTTCGGTGGCAGGCCATGCATGTAGCGACGAACAAGCCGGGCACGGTCCAGTCGCCTCCGTTCGGTTCGGCGTGGGCGCTCATCGCAGAGCGAAGTCGGTCGTCGTTACTTCCACCACGACCGACCTGTCCCGGATCATCCTGGACGAGATGCGCGTGTCAATGTCGGCCAGTTTTTGGAGCGTGAGGTTGCTCGTGATCAGGGTCCACTTGCCGATCCGTCGCGACAACAACTCGCAGAGCTTGTCCCGCCCAAAGCCCGAGGGGTCGTGCTCCACGGACAACTCGTCCAGGAATACGAAGTTCGCCTCCGCCAGGTCGTCAATCCGGTGATACTCCCGGTTGCGAAGCTCGGAAAGCAGCTTCGGCCAAAACGCCTTGGCCACCCCGTTGATCAGGACCGGGTGCCGGCTGAGCTTCTCGTTCCCCGCGGCCAGGCGGTAAACCATGTTGCATAGAAACGTCTTACCAGTCCCGCAGGTGCCGAGCAATGACAGCCATCGCGCCGGAGTGCCTTCATGGACCTCCCAGAGGAGCCTGTGCGCCGCCAACGCCATGCTCTCAAGCTGCGGGTCGCCCAGCGTTTGGAACTGCGGGAAGATTTTTTGGATTTTTTGGATCGTTGCTGGCGGCGTGTGCGTAAAGGTGAGCGGTGCCTTCGTTGTAGGTGCCCGCATTTCGGTCACCGCCTCTTGTACCAATGTCTTTATGGGTGTTGTTGTTTCCATGTGTTGTTCCTTTTGCTCGGTCCTTCTCGGACCAGTTTTTGAGTTTGCCCGGCCAGTTGATCAGCTTGCCGTGCTGGTTGATCCACAGGTTGTTGTCCTGGTGGTGATCAAAGAATCCCTTGGCGGAAGCCTCCAAAAACCCGCGGATTGAGGCAAGCTCCCTGACTTCTTCCCAGGTGGGTATGTGGACATCCGGCGCAGTGTGTGTGTGTACTCTGTACTCTGCTTCTGCTTCCGTTATGTAACGCTCCGTAACGTTACGTAACGGTGTTACGGTAGCCTTTTGCTTCTCTCTCCACCGTCTCTGCCGCTCCGCCACGGTGTAATCCCGCTCGCGGTAGGCAATGAAGTTCAGAATCAGGTACCCGCCATCCACCCGGATCATGCGTCTTCCTTGGTAGGCATCCGACCGGCTATCCAGGTCCGGCTCTCCCAGGCGCACCAAGGCTTTAATCCCCTCCACGTCATCCACCATCGCCCGGCGGACAATTCCTGACCCGGCTGCAGCAACAAACCCGTACCAACCTGCCGGCGCCGACCACCCGGTCGGTTCCAGGCAGTCAGCTTTGATTTGTGGAACCGCCACTTCGAAGTCCTTGGGAGCCGCCATGAGCAGCGCGGTGAGGAAGATGTCCCTGGCTGGTTTGTCCGGCCAAAGGCTCGAGTCCAGAATGCCGCAGTCCAGCTTTAGGAAAGGCATCGCGCCAGGAAGTAAAACTGACCCGCCGCCGCCGTTAACACCGGACGATGAGGAACCGTCTCGCTGCGCTTGCGCGCACGGTCAACGGCGGGCCATAAAAGTGAAAGCGTGATTGCCATAGACGGGTGTTAAGCCGCTACAGCGCCAACTCTCTCAGATCACTCCCGCGCGCGCAACAAAAATCTTCCACGAGTTGTTCACAAGTTATTCACAGGCTTGACACCCGCGCCCACTCCTGCGACTGTAGCGCGGTAACTGCTTCGTGTTCATAACCTGGGCCGGTGCGCGTGGGCGTGCCGGCCCTTGTTTTTCTATTTGACAACCAGGTGGACGTGTGCGATTCGTAGCGCATGATGTCTTGTGCCATCGCAGAATCCGCCTTGCTGGGCGGGGAGAGCCGTCGCTCTCCGCACAAGCCGCCTAGCAAAGCGGATTTTGCCGTACCGCCCTGTAGAGCAGCGGTAGCTCGTTGCGCTCATAACCATGAGGTCGCTGGTTCAATTCCAGCCAGGGCAACCAGTTTTCTTTTTCCGGCGCGCATCCCAACGGATAGCGCATGATCCTCCACCGAGGCTTCCTCCACATCCCACTTTCCCAGCCGCCCAGAAGCGACGGCTGGCGTCCTGTGAGCCGTACATGCCACACCGGAAACCCCGCATTCCGCGGCCCCGGCGGAGGACCAACCTCCGAGCCTGCCAGTAGAGAACACGCAGGCGAGAAAATACACGCGACCGCCGCGCTCTCCGGGAGTAACGACCCGGGTGAGACCACCAGTCGTGCCCATACGCCAAGCTCATCCGCCGCGCCAAGCACAGTTACCAATACCGGAGCGCCTGGTAACTTCTCTGGGTGTGTCGAACAAACGGCCAACTGACTATCTCACAGGCCCGATATTCACCCCCAGCGCCCGCCACTCATGGGAGCGCAAATGGCGGTCGTGTCCACCAGAGCCGTCCACGCATAGCCCAGTCGGAAATACCACCACACAGAGAGAAAAGCTGACGAAAAACATGGCAAACTCGCGACAATGGTAGGTGTTTCTGTGGAAAATCGCGTCGGAAAGAGAGGACTTTCAGAAAAGGCCGTCGGAAATCGAAGAGGAACGTGTACGCGGTGTCTCGGGTGCGTGGGCCACCCCAAAACTCCCCCTCCCTCGCGCCGCCCGCTGGAAACGGACCGCTGGAAAGAATGCTTGCCCGCCTGGGCGCTGCGCAGCCCTGGGGACGGCACCGGGGCGCAGGGCAAGGCCCGTGATCGGCAAGGCCCGAGGCGAGGCGCTGGACACCGGGACCCAGGAAGGCCGGCCAGTAGTTGACCGTCTGTAATGAAGGATTCAGATATTGTGCGTAGTGCGAACTGCGCAACCCGTTGCGGTTGCAACGCCGCAGAGTGTAACGTCGGATTTACACCAGAACCATGCGAAAATGCCAACCTTTAACGTTAAAGTAACCCGGGGCGTGGGTGTAATGCCGACCGACACCGGAGCCGAGCCGAGGCAAGGCCGTCAAGCCACGCTCCCGAGCCGAGCATACCTTTTAGTTATGCTCGAATCCGAGAGAGACGTACGCTCACTCCCCCTGTTTCACCTATCCACTCACACCGTCACCTACAGAACCATTCCCAGGAGATGCGGCCAGAACATCAGCTTGCGCCAGACCAATGACCCGGAGCTTATTGTAGAGAGTCTGCCGGCCAATACCGAGCCGACGAGCCGCTTCCATCTTGTTCCCGGCGCAATCCCGCAAGACCTGGAGGATTCTCGCGTACTCGGTTTGGAGCAGTGTTAGCGATCCCGGTTGCTCCGCGGGACTGGCCAGAAGCGATTGAAGACGCTGGTTGATAATGCGGTCTTCGGCCTCATTGCGAAGCTTCTGCTTTAGCTGGCGATCCAGCTTGGAACGCCGATGCACCATTGAATGGTTTGTGAGCAGATCAGGTTTAACGCGCTCAATCCATAGACGCTCCGTCTTCGGGCCTAAATCCTCCGCAACCCACTCGACCACGATCATTTGAGGCAACACGCCCTCATCCCGCAAACCCTCGATCCACTCACCTTTGGACGTAGTGGAAAGCTCTGTGCAGTGCTGTAGGTGCCGAACGCGAGGCAACGCAGCCACGCCGACGTAACGAACCACCGACGGAGACCGAGAGTCAACGAGGAGGTAAATGGCCACCTTGCCAAGTTGACGCGCAAATGAGAGGCTGGAAGACGGCGCTGTATAGAATCTGTCCATAAAAAAGGCAAAACAGTGTATTTTTTTGGGACATTAGACAGAGGAAATACGCCAAATACTCAAAAACAGGGTATAAAAAATGGACATGTCCTGTGCCGAAACTGTCCACTTACTCGACACACCGGAAAGCGTTTATGCGTGTTCATTGGTTTTCCACGCTGGCACGCTCAGTGCTACGTATCCGACTAACGGCCCGTAGTCCCGGAGCCGAGAAACCACGGGAGGCTAGCACCGGCCAGAATGGTGTGCGCGGTAGCCGATAACCTGCGCGACTGGACGGTAACGTCCTCGAAATGGTTCAGACGCGTTCATCCCGACCCGTCCAGGGCGACTACCCGACGCAGGGAGTGAGCAAGTAATGCGGCCCAGCGTACCACCCGGTACGCTGCGCGAAAGCGGCCCCGACTCCGGGGTGACGGTCCCAAGCCCGACAACGCAGAGGGATTAAATATCACATGACCCACCAACACCACGAACCAGCCCTGAGCTTGCTGCAGCAGTTGCTCCTAACGGGTACGCTTATCGTACCATGCGCTGCAAACGCTGCGCACGCGATCCGGGGCAAGATCAAAGGCCGGAAGGCCAGGAAGGGCAAAGCCAATGTTTAGCGTTGAACACTACGGCCAGAGACACTTTGCCGTGTACGGCCGACCCGACCACCGCCAAGCCCCAGAGCTTGTCGCGGTGACCGTGTACCGCAAGGGTGCCCGCAGGGTAGCCGACTTGCTAAACAACGCCCTCCAGCTAACGAACGCCGCACGCACAGCATTAAACGCCCACAACACCACACACCATGCCCACACCCCAGACCAAGCCTAAAGACGCTGCCACGCCCGCCCAGGCACAGGCGCTGCCCCAATTCCGGGCCATACGGAACGCCGGGTGCCCCCTCGTGAGCATTGACACCGCCGACCCCGCTGCCACGATCAAATCCGCTTGCGCCGCCCTCAATGGAAAGGCTGGAAGCGTGCCCGTATGCACCTGGAACTTGCTGGACGGACTCCGGGGAATCTCAAAGCCCGGCCAAGACTACGCCGCCCAGGTTGCGCCAGACGGCCCGATCCAATCGGCCAACCCCGCCGAGTGCCTTGCGCTCCTCGCCAAGACACCCCCAGAGAAGGGAATCGTTTTCCTGTCCAACGCCCACCGGATCATTGACGACGCTTCCGTAGCGCAGGGCATATGGAACCTGCGCGACATTTTCAAGGGAATAGGCGCAACGCTGGTTTTGCTGTCCCCCTCCCTGCGCCTTCCCGCCGAGCTTGCCCGGGACGTCGTATCCATAACCGAACCCCTGCCCACCGCCGAGGAACACGGAAAGACGGTGGACGATACCTTGTCCGGAACCACCCCGCCGCTTGCCCCGCCGACCGGCCAGGAACGCGCCGCAGTCCTGGACACGTTGCTAGGGCTGTCCTCCTTTGAGGCCGAGCAAGCGATTGCGCTTTCACTGCGCAAAGATGGCATTGACCGCGCCGACCTTTGGAGCCGCAAAGTACGCGCCGTGGAGCAGACGGACGGCTTGTCTGTGTACCGGGGAAAGGAACGGTACGCTGACACCGCAGGACTGGCGAACGCAAAAGCCACAATCGGAAGCACCGTACGCGGTAAAATGAGGATTAGCTGCCTTGTGTTCCTGGACGAGCTCGATAAGGCTATGGCCGCAAGCGGCACGGACACAAGCGGCACGACCCAGGATCAAAACAAAGTCCTCCTGTCCTACCTACAAGACAACGACGTGCCAGGAACCTTGTGGCTTGGACCGCCAGGCACCGGGAAGACCATGCTGGCGAAGGCGACCGCAGGGGAGTACGCGATACCGTTGATTATGCTCGACCTTGGAGCCATGAAGGGCAGCCTTGTAGGGCAGTCGGAACAACGCATGAGGCAAGCGATCAAAGTAATCCATGCGATCAGTGACGGACGCGCCTTGTTCATTGGCGCTTGCAACCGCACGGAGAACTTGCCCCCGGAGTTGCGGCGCCGCTTTAACTACTTGTCGCTTTTTTTCGACCTGCCCGACGCTGAGGAACGCGCCGCAACCTTGAAGGTCTGGACGGCCAAATATGACCTGGACGCCGCCTTGCTCGACTGGACGCCGCCCGCGGGCTGGACCGGTGCCGAGATACGGAACGCTTGCCTGAAGGCTTGGGCGATGGGTGTTCCGCTCTCACAAGCCGCCCAGACGATCGTACCCATCGCCCGCAGTGCCGCCGACACGGTGGAGGCGCTCCGCAAATCCGCCAGCGGGAAGTACATTTCCGCCAGTGCGCCGGGCCTTTACAACTACGACGCCACACACACGCCGACCGCACAAGGCCGGAAACTTGAAGTATGAGACGCCGCACACCAGAACCGATCTTGACGGAAGGCTTTGCAATCGGCCAACGTGTCAGGGTAAACGACCCGGGCCAAGTATGCGACGGCATGACGGGCGAAGTTGTCAACCTGGACGCGTACACCGTGGAAGTCAGGTTTGAGACCGTGACCGAGGAAATGAAGGAGTACGAGGACACGCGCACGGGCCTTGCGAACTTCGAGCCGAAAAATCTAACCATCCTGTAACCCCATGCCATGCGATAGTATTTCCACCGCTGAAATTGACGCCGGGAAATTCTCCGGCCCGCACTTGCTTGCGGCACTGACGGCCCTGGGTTTGAACCCACGCCACGAAGCGTACAAGACCTACACCTTTGCAGGGGGAACGTTCCGAAGCGACACGGGCAAATTCACGTTCACTGGCGGTTACGTGAACGACCGATACGCCGCCGAGAAAACCGCCCAGATCAAACGCGCCTACTCCGCCGAGGTTTTGAAGTCGCAAGCTAAACGCTTTGGCTGGCAGTTGAAACAAACAGGACCGCAGAAATACGTGATCCAGAAACGCGCATGAAAAACGACACCTTTGAAGTTGAAATCCTTGCTGACGGTACTTTGAAGATTTCCGCCGACAAGATCAGTGCTGGGAACCACGTTTCAGCCGAGGCACTGGTACGTGAGATTTACAAGCTTGCCGGCGGACTCACGACGCGAACCAGGAAACCCCACACCCACGGAACCCACTCACACACGCACGGCCAGGAAGCCGGGCATAGTCATTAAACCGCAAACCACAAACCACACACCACAACAAAGTTATGGCAATCAAAGTTAGCTCAGTCTCGCTTGAACGCTTCAAAAACGCGGTAGGCTTTACCGCAACCTACGGCTGCAAATGGGGCAACACCCGCAAGGCGAACGTGGCCCGGGTCGCCCTGGACTCCCAGGAAGCCGACCCGCAGCTCGCGGCCGCCCAGGAAAAGAAGGCCAAGACGCGGCTGGCATTAAAAAAGCAGTTAATCGTGTCCCCGGAGTACGACGCGATCAAATCGTTTTATGGCGAACTCCGTCAATGGGTGTACGGCCGCACCGTGCCAAGCTTTTTCAAAGAAGGCTTTCAACTCGCCACGGTTGCCGCGGTGGACGAAATCGAAACCCGCATGAAGAAGGCTGCCACCCTTGAACTCCCCGCCCTCGTGGAAAAATTCCTGAAAGTGTACCCGGGCCAGGTTGAGGAAGCCCGGAGCGTGCTTGAACCCGTAGGCCAGTTCAACCCGAACGACTACCCGCCGCTTGAAGTACTCCGGCAGTCATTCCGCATTGACTGGTTTTGGTTGTCCTTCCAGGTCCCGGAGGCGCTCCCGGAAGCCTTGAAGAAACAAGAAGCCGACAAGCTTGAGCGGACCTTTGCCGACGCCGGCCAGCAAATCACGGAAGCCTTGCGCGTAGGTTTTGCCGAGCTTATCGCCCACGCCACGGAACGCTTGACCGTGGAACCCGGCGCGAAGCCCAAGGTTTTTCGTGAAAGCCTAATCGGGAATATCCAGGAGTTTATCCAGACGTTCGAGAACCGCAACATTATGCAAGACGTTGAACTTGCCGCCCTTGTCGGAAAGGCCAAAGCGATCTTGCTTGGCGTGAGCCCGCAGAAGCTCCGCGATTACGCCAGTGTTCGCCAAAACACGCTCACGCAGTTTGCCGCGATCCAGACCACCCTTGACGGACTTATTACGGAGCGTGCTTCGAGACGCATAACACTGGACGACGGCGAGACGCCCGCCGCCCAGACGGAGCCGGAAGCGGTAGCCGCATAACAACCCAAACTTTGCCGCTGAACCGACGGTAAGACCGCTAAACCGGCGCTCCAAGTAAGCGGCCCCATTTAAGCGCAACGCGCCACGCGGACCAAGACCGCCCCGAGACCGTGACCCGGCGGACGGATAACCCGGCCAGAACACGGCCAGACGACAGACGGCCCCGCTACTGGCGCTTGCGCGATCCTTGAACCATGAAACGCACCCGCCAACCGATCCGACCCGTGACGCCGGAGCTTTCCTTCGCACGCGAGACTTTCAACCTGCACACGCAAACCGCCTTGGACGGCTGGAGGATAAGCGCCGAGCAAGCCCAAAGGGAAGCAGACAGGAAGGAAGCCGAGGCACGGCAGCCTGTCCTAAAATGGGACAGCGGCCCCGTGGCGACCGACGCCGCACCGACCGCCCGCGCCATTCCACCTAGGCAACTGCCTTGCGCGAGTTGACCGTTTATCATTCTCCCTTTACCACCCATGAAGCTCGCCCTTTACTGCCAATGCGGCGCCGCTTGGGTTGCCGACATGCCCGGAGACCCAAAGCCCATGCTACAGGCTTGGAACGACGAACACCAAGGACCGGGGCACGGCAAGGCGACCGCAGAGGAAGCCCGCCGAGCACGCGCAAAGGCCGAGGCAAAATCCGCACACGAAGATTGACCTTCTCTCACCCTCTATGGAACCAACAGAAACGCACAAAGCCATCGAATGGCTCCGCCGCCAGAACTACGCGGACAACGCTGTGCTGGCCTTGCAGCAACGCCTTGCCCGCGGTCAACACATGGACACCGCCCTCTCTGCGGTGACCGGCAGAACCAGGAAGGACATGCGAAAACTAATTGCCAGGAACTTTGATATAACCACATGACACTGATTAGCCACATCTTAAACGCGACCCTCCCACCGAACCCAGCCCGCCGCCAGCATGGCGCAAGCGTGGCGTTCGAGTATTCCAAATACGCTTGGCTCATCCGCGAGCAGAGCAACGCGACCGCCGCCGGAGACCTGCCCTATGCGCTGGACTGCTCACGCGCCGCCGCCCGTTACGAGGTCAGCAAGCACACCCTCGAACGGTTGCGCCGACTCGTTGAAGAAACCCCAACCCCAACACCCGCAACTTAATCCCCGCATGAACACCATGAACCCCACAATCGAAACCCAGGAGGCCCAGCTTTACGAGACGTGCAAAGAAACTGCGCTGCGAATCTTAAACTCGGGCAGGCGCGTTGAAGCCGTGGCCCTCTACTTCCTCCCAGATGGCGAGATGGCGCTGACCCCGCTCCCCATGACCGGCCCCAGTGCGCAGATGTGCAGAGATACCACACGGGCACTCCTGGCCATCATGGCAGAAACGCTGCCCTGCTTTTGCACCGTAACTGAGTGCTGGATGGCCAAGTACGACGGCACCGACGCGCCGCCCAGTGAACGAACCGACCGCACGGAGGCGATCCTTGTACAATGTTTCACAAACGGGAAACGAACGTGCCACGCGCTCATGACCTTCTCCCGCAAAGACGGCCCTGTAACTCATGGCGACTGGCAGGAAACACGGCCCAGTTATGAACTCGTTAAAGGCGCAGGCAGCGTTTTTCCGGCATGAAATACCCCATCCACAAAGAACGCTGGGAGCGGCGCGTTGACCGCATACGCGGGCACGGCCCCAATTCGTTCATGTGGCGAGTTGCTCCTGCAATAGCCTTCGAGCTTCGCCTTCTCCTGGAATCCTACTATGGCGGACCCTGGCGCATGGTCTGGGCGTTGTTCCGATTGACCTTTTCCAACATCATCCACACTTGGACCGGACGCCTGCGTATCTGGGTCTGTGACCGCATGGGCTGGACCAAAATTTACTTCGTGCCGGAAACCGACTACATGAGGGCGCATTGGCGGCGCCACGGGCGCAAATGCTCCGGCTCACCCAACTGCGATAACATCAACTGCATTCAGGACTCCGTGCCCGGCTGGTATCGGTGGCTGACGCGCTGGGACAAGTATTAACCCTTTACGAACCATGCCCCGCCCCACAAAGCACACACAGGAAGCACGGCGCACGCACCGCTGCGCGAGTGTCGTTATCCAGATAACGACCACGCCCAAGCTGATCGAAGTCCTGGACCGGCTCGTTTCCACGGGCTTCTTTGGCACGAGCCGCGCCGCTGCCGCAGAACGATTGCTTGCGGAAGCGTTGCGCGGGTTGTTGCGGGAGGGGATAATTCAAAAGCGCAGCAAGGCTTTGGAGAATGGAGCGGAGGAATGAACGCTCCCAAAGAACGGCTTGATGCCAACGGCGGAATAATCCCAAGCGACCGCTGCCCAATCTGCGCCTACGAATTTGACGCCGCGTCCGGGATGACGCATGACGCTCGCCCCAAGCCAGGAGACGTTTCGTTGTGCATTAAATGCGGAGAAGTGTTGGAGTTTGCTTCCGACATGCGCGTGCGCCAGGCTTCCCTTGAGACCATGCTCAGCCTGCCCGACGACGCCAAAGCCCAAGTTGACAAAATGCAGAAAATCATCCGTAAAGAAAGGCTCAAAGGTTGAACACCGCCCTCGCCAACCTTCATGCCCAAGTGGACGCAGCCACAAAGAAAGCCGTGGCACGTTCTGGCCACACGCCGCCTTGCTGTGCCGGGTGCTTTCACTGTTGCCGTGAACCCGCCGACTCGTCTCTGTCCGAGATCCGCCACCTGCTTGACGCTCTATCGGTGGAAGAACGCGCAGCCTTGCACTACGCGCCGCCCAAACCGGAGCCGAGCCTCATTCAACGTCTGCGCCGACTCATTACACTGGAATGAAAACCAAAACAAAGAAACAAACGATCCTCTACGTTCAAATTCTGGAGGCTAAACCCAACCCGATGTTCACGGAGAACCAACGCCAGGGCGTGCGCTTTCTGAAATACAACCAGCCTGTCGCCTGCGCGGAGTGCGGCAAGCGCCTGCGCATCCTCTGGACGGCCCTGTGGGCGTTTCGCTCGCCGCGCCTGGAGGGCCAATTCGTCATCCCAAACAACACCCAAATTCACCCGCCGCTTACGCCAGTGTGCGGCGATCATCCGCTGAGTCCGGCGTGGCAATGAAACTCCCCGTCATGCCCGTCCAATGCGCCACCTGTCCCTTTCGGGAAGGCAGCCCAACGGAATTTCTGCGCACCCACCTGGCGGTTTCGGCGCTCTCGGAAGCTTCGCGTATTGGGAATTAAACTTATGAAAGAAACCTTTGTTGAAAAAGCATTCGGCGAGAAGCGCCGCAAAACCATCGAAACCGCCAACCGCATCATTGCGGAGTACCAAGCGGCAGGCTACCGGCTGACGCTCCGGCAGCTTTACTACCAGTTCGTGAGCAAGGACCTGATACCGAACTCCGAACGCTCGTACAAAAACCTGGGCACCGCTATCAGTGACGGCAGGCTGGCTGGATTGATTGATTGGGACGCCATCGAGGACCGCGTGCGTGTGCCAAAAGTGCCGAACGAATTTGAGGACGTGGAAGACCTTGTGCGCGCCGCCATCTCGTCCTACCGGCTGCCGCGCTGGAACGGCCAGAAAAACTACGTGGAGCTTTGGATTGAGAAAGACGCGCTGGCCGGAGTCCTGCAACCGCTGGCCTCGCAGCACCACGTCACCCTCATGGTAAATCGCGGCTACTCATCCCAGAGCGCGATGTACGAATCAGCCCAGCGATTCATCCAAGCTGGACGCAAGCACAACAACCGCCACCTGCTCTACCTGGGAGATCACGACCCGAGCGGCGAGGACATGGTGCGGGATGTGGCCGACCGGCTCAGCATGTTTGGCGCGACAGTCAATGTCGAAAAACTCGCGTTAACCAGGGATCAAGTGGACCAGTACGATCCGCCGCCGAATCCGGCCAAGACGACCGACTCACGCGCCAGCGATTACGTGGCCAAGCACGGCAACTCGTCCTGGGAGGTGGACGCGCTGCCGCCGGAAGTTTTGTCCCAAGTTATCAACGACGCCATCGGTGCGCTGGTGGACCAGTCCAAGATGGACAAAATAAAAAAGCGCGAAGAACTCGACAAAAAGGCGCTTAAGACGGCGGCCAAGAAGATTAAAAAATAATTAACTTTGCCCATTGACTTGGTTTAGCTATCTGCTAAACTCTACTTCGCAATGATAACTCCAAGAGACGCCGCCGAAGCCGACCGCCTGGCCGGTGAACTGGCCGACCACATGGGCAACGAAGCGCACGAGGAAGAACTGCGCAATGAGCGCGAGGCCAACATTCAGCGCCACACCGAGTACCGTTTCAGCGCAGCCTCCGCCCCGACCGTGGTGGACGACGCGAACCGTGCACCGCAAGAATCCTGGGACGCTTTGGTCTGGGCTTTCGTACAGGGTGTCCGCTGGTGGGAAGTAGAAAAGACCGGCGCAACATTGTGGGCCAGCGACCGGAACAAGGCTGAGCGCGCCGCGCGCGTTACACTCACTACCGTCATGGAAGCCGAAAAGTGGCGTGGCATAAATCCAGTTTCTCCACGCCCAATCACGAGCGCCGACTACGCCAAAGCCCTGCGGCGCATAGACGAGTTGACATTTGCCCTCCAACGCACCGTAAACCTGATCGAACAAGGACTCCCGGACCTGGCCCGCAAGGTTGGGTTGCGGGAGTTGAAGAAATCTTAACGCTCTACCACCAAACCAAAATCACATACGCATGAATCCCAACGATACAACCACCGAAGTTTCCGAAGTCCTGCAACCCTCCGCCCTGCACGCCTTGGAGCGTGCGAGTATAGACACTCAGGTTGCGACAGCCCACCAGTACCCCCGGTCCCTGGAGCAGTTCAAGAAGCGGGCGCTCAGCATGGCCTGCCTTGATTCCGAGACCGCCGAGTCCTGCATTTACTGCCGCCCGGTCGGAAAGGAGAAGAACGACCGCGGGCAGTGGGTGGAAAAATTCGCGGAGGGGCCATCCATCCGACTTGCGGAAATTGTGGGTTGCTCCTACGGCAACTTGCGCGTGGCGTCCCGGATCGTGGAGCAGACCCCGCGATACGTGAAGTGCGAAGGCGTGTGTCACGATCTGGAGTCTAACTACGCCGGCAAGTCCGAGATCATGGAAACGACGGTGACGAAGGAGGGACAGCCCTACTCGGAACGCCAGCGTGCATTGATCGCCAAGGTTGCTTTGGCCAAGGCGTACCGGGACGCCATCTTTAAGGTGGTTCCTCGCGCCCTGTGCAAGCCGGTGTTGGACGCCGCCAAAAAAGTTGCCACAGGAGAGACCAAGACGCTGGACGAGCGCCGCAAGAAAGCGCAGGCGTGGATTGGCACGCTCAAAATTGACCAAGCCCGCGTCTTTGCGGCCCTGAACGTGGCCGGTTGGGCCGAGATCACCGACGATCACCTGACAATTCTCACGGGATTGAAGACCGCCACCAAAGAGGGGGACGTATCCATTGACGAAGCTTTCCCACCCATCGCTAAGACCCCGGAGCAGACCGGACCGCCAGCCAGCCACGCCAAGAAGCCGCAGGAAGCTCCGAAGGCCGCCCAGACCACCCCCGCCCCAGCTACGGCAGCGCCAGCGCCCGCCAGCGCACAGCAACCGGCCACGGAAGCGGCCTCCCAAGGCTCGGACGAAGCCGCAGAAGCCGCCGCAGGACTGGCTCCGGCCCAGACTGCTCAGCCAGCAGCCAACACGGCTCCCTGGCAACCCAATCCGCAGGAGTCGGACGCGCTCAACAACGTGCGGTTCTTGCTGCACCAGGCAGGCAGGACGGAGGAGGAACTCATGCCGCTCCTGAGATCAAAAAAATTGGCCCGGGATGACCAGAAATTGGCCGATTTAGCCCAGGCAAAACTTTTGAACGTGGGAAAGACGTGGACCGAGGTATGGGCGCCCATGCTGGCGGGGCAAAAATAACGCTTGCGCCGTGGACTCTCTGTGCGTAAATTTGGGGTGCAGATGCCGATCTGGACGGTCGGATTTGAGGAACTACGTTCTGCGCATTTTGTGCTCAGTGACCGAAAGGTCAGGCTTCCTCAAAGCTCCCGTCCAGGCTGAGCGCCTCTTTTTGGCCCGCGTCTGCTTTGCTGTGCCAGAACGGTTAACCAGACGGGCGAGCATGGCGAGAAGCCCCGAGCCGGGACTGCGATACGGGGCCGCGTGGGTGCGAAAGGCTAGAGCGCGAGCAGAGAGCATGAAACTCCATGCTGACAGTCTGGCCGAAGCCGGGGCAGAGCATTTAAGCGACCGGCTGCCAAAAGCGAAGCGACCGACCGACGGGGCTTTGATACTTGAGCAAGCGCACGGCACCCATAGGGGTGCTCTGCCTCGCTCGCTCCCTCCCTCCGAAGCTTTGGTACTTCCTGACTCAGTGTTGTTGTCTTTCTGTTCTCCCTCCCCCTCTTGGAGCGTGGTCTTGCTGTAGTTCTATGAACCCCATTCCCAAACTTTCACCGGAGTTAATGACCCGCCAGCAGAAGCGGGACTTTGCCGAGTGGCTTTCGACCAGGCCGGCGTCCGTCCAGGCCCTTGGAAAGAAGTTCCCGCCCGGCACCAGGTTCAAAGGACACCACAACGAAATCCTGTACCTGGTAGGTTACAAAGAGGACGGCGGCCTGCTCGTAAGTGCCACCGACCCGGCGCGGGACCACAAGAAGGCGGAAGCCACCAAAGAAGTTCTGTGCGCGTGCTGCGTGAAGAAGTTTGAGGAATCGGCATGACCCGCATCAACCCCAAGTTCATCGAGGCGCA